CTCACGACGATGTTTTTTTGGTACCTTTTTTTCACCGGAAAGGACCCGTAAAGTGATAATGATTATCATCTACATATCACAACGTGCGTGGAGGCCATCAAACCACGTCAAATAATCAATTATGACGCAGGTATCGTATTAATTGATCTGCATCAACTTAACGTAAAAACAACTTCAGACAATACAAATCAGCGACACTGAATACGGGGCAACCTCATGTCAACGAAGAACAGAACCCGCAGAACAACAACCCGCAACATCCGCTTTCCTAACCAAATGATTGAACAAATTAACATCGCTCTTGAGCAAAAAGGGTCCGGGAATTTCTCAGCCTGGGTCATTGAAGCCTGCCGTCGGAGACTAACGTCAGAAAAGAGAGCATATACATCAATTAAAAGTGATGAAGAATGAACATCCCGCGTTCTTCCTCCGAACAGGACGATATTGTAAATTCACTTAATTACGAGGGCATTGCAGTAATTGAGTTGCAGTTTTACCACTTTCCTGACAGTGACAGACTGCGTGTTGGCTCTGTCACAGACTAAATAGTTTGAATGATTAGCAGTTATGGTGATCAGTCAACCACCAGGGAATAATCCTTCATATTATTATCGTGCTTCACCAACGCTGCCTCAATTGCTCTGAATGCTTCCAGAGACACCTTATGTTCTATACATGCAATTACAACATCAGGGTAACTCATAGAAATGGTGCTATTAAGCATATTTTTTACACGAATCAGATCCACGGAGGGATCATCAGCAGATTGTTCTTTATTCATTTTGTCGCTCCATGCGCTTGCTCTTCATCTAGCGGTTAAAATATTACTTCAAATCTTTCTGTATGAAGATTTGAGCACGTTGGCCTTACATACATCTGTCGGTTGTATTTCCCTCCAGAATGCCAGCAGGACCGCACTTTGTTACGCAACCAATACTATTAAGTGAAAACATTCCTAATATTTGACATAAATCATCAACAAAACACAAGGAGGTCAGACCAGATTGAAACGATAAAAACGATAATGCAAACTACGCGCCCTCGTATCACATGGAAGGTTTTACCAATGGCTCAGGTTGCCATTTTTAAAGAAATATTCGATCAAGTGCGAAAAGATTTAGACTGTGAATTGTTTTATTCTGAACTAAAACGTCACAACGTCTCACATTATATTTACTATCTAGCCACAGATAATATTCACATCGTGTTAGAAAACGATAACACCGTGTTAATAAAAGGACTTAAAAAGGTTGTAAATGTTAAATTCTCAAGAAACACGCATCTTATAGAAACGTCCTATGATAGGTTGAAATCAAGAGAAATCACATTTCAGCAATACAGGGAAAATCTTGCTAAAGCAGGAGTTTTCCGATGGGTTACAAATATCCATGAACATAAAAGATATTACTATACCTTTGATAATTCATTACTATTTACTGAGAGCATTCAGAACACTACACAAATCTTTCCACGCTAAATCATAACGTCCGGTTTCTTCCGTGTCAGCACCGGGGCGTTGGCATAATGCAATACGTGTACGCGCTAAACCCTGTGTGCATCGTTTTAATTATTCCCGGACACTCCCGCAGAGAAGTTCCCCGTCAGGGCTGTGGACATAGTTAATCCGGGAATACAATGACGATTCATCGCACCTGACATACATTAATAAATATTAACAATATGAAATTTCAACTCATTGTTTAGGGTTTGTTTAATTTTCTACACATACGATTCTGCGAACTTCAAAAAGCATCGGGAATAACACCATGAAAAAAATGCTACTCGCTACTGCGCTGGCCCTGCTTATTACAGGATGTGCTCAACAGACGTTTACTGTTCAAAACAAACCGGCAGCAGTAGCACCAAAGGAAACCATCACCCATCATTTCTTCGTTTCTGGAATTGGGCAGAAGAAAACTGTCGATGCAGCCAAAATTTGTGGCGGCGCAGAAAATGTTGTTAAAACAGAAACCCAGCAAACATTCGTAAATGGATTGCTCGGTTTTATTACTTTAGGCATTTATACTCCGCTGGAAGCGCGTGTGTATTGCTCACAATAATTGCATGAGTTGCCCATCGATATGGGCAACTCTATCTGCACTGCTCATTAATATACTTCTGGGTTCCTTCCAGTTGTTTTTGCATAGTGATCAGCCTCTCTCTGAGGGTGAAATAATCCCGTTCAGCGGTGTCTGCCAGTCGGGGGAGGCTGCATTATCCACGCCGGAGGCGGTGGTGGCTTCACGCACTGACTGACAGACTGCTTTGATGTGCAACCGACGACGACCAGCGGCAACATCATCACGCAGAGCATCATTTTCAGCTTTAGCATCAGCTAACTCCTTCGTGTATTTTGCATCGAGCGCAGCAACATCACGCTGACGCATCTGCATGTCAGTAATTGCCGCGTTCGCCAGCTTCAGTTCTCTGGCATTTTTGTCGCGCTGGGCTTTGTAGGTAATGGCGTTATCACGGTAATGATTAACAGCCCATGACAGGCAGACGATGATGCAGATAACCAGAGCGGAGATAATCGCGGTGACTCTGCTCATACATCAATCTCTCTGACCGTTCCGCCCGCTTCTTTGAATTTTGCAATCAGGCTGTCAGCCTTATGCTCGAACTGACCATAACCAGCGCCCGGCAGTGAAGCCCAGATATTGCTGCAACGGTCGATTGCCTGACGGATATCACCACGATCAATCATAGGTAAAGCGCCACGCTCCTTAATCTGCTGCAATGCCACAGCGTCCTGACTTTTCGGAGAGAAGTCTTTCAGGCCAAGCTGCTTGCGGTAGGCATCCCACCAACGGGAAAGAAGCTGGTAGCGTCCGGCGCCTGTTGATTTGAGTTTTGGGTTTAGCGTGACAAGTTTGCGAGGGTGATCGGAGTAATCAGTAAATAGCTCTCCGCCTACAATGACGTCATAACCATGATTTCTGGTTTTCTGACGTCCGTTATCAGTTCCCTCCGACCACGCCAGCATATCGAGGAACGCCTTACGTTGATTATTGATTTCTACCATCTTCTACTCCGGCTTTTTTAGCAGCGAAGCGTTTGATAAGCGAACCAATCGAGTCAGTACCGATGTAGCCGATAAACACGCTCGTTATATAAGCGAGATTGCTACTTAGTCCGGCGAAGTCGAGAAGGTCACGAATGAACTAGGCGATAATGGCGCACATCGTTGCGTCGATTACTGTTTTTGTAAACGCACCGCCATTATATCTGCCGCGAAGGTACGCCATTGCAAACGCAAGGATTGCCCCGATGCCTTGTTCCTTTGCCGCGAGAATGGCGGCCAACAGGTCATGTTTTTCTGGCATCTTCATGTCTTACCCCCAATAAGGGGATTTGCTCTATTTAATTAGGAATAAGGTCGATTACTGATAGAACAAATCCAGGCTACTGTGTTTAGTAATCAGATTTGTTCGTGACCGATATGCACGGGCAAAACGGCAGGAGGTTGTTAGCGCAAAAAAAAATTCCAAAAAAAAAATTCCAAAAAAAAAAGCGACTAACAAACACAATCTGATGGCAGCAATACGTAATGTCTTTTGACACTTCGTTCAGTTACGTATTGCTTTCCCTTTGTTTTGTGTGTTCTTCTTCTCCCTCGAAGACGGCGCCCTCTGGTGATGTGCGCTGTGCCCCATGTGGGCGTCTTCTTCCCCGATCAGGTCCGCGCTCCGGCGCGGGCCGTCTTCCCCCCTGTTTGGTAACATCTTTCTCTGTTCTTCCCTCTCGGCCCGTATGTTGTGCTTGGGTGGCTCCGGCGCAGCGTACGTTTGGGCCCAACGCGAGGTGACTGCGGCTGACTGTGTGCTTTTACCTGCCGGTACTAGTCGCCGTGTACGCCGGAGGTCATCACAGGCACGGAGCGGGGATTTGGGCTCCGTATAAAAAAAAAAAAAAAAAAAAAAAAGGGCACCGAAACAAAACAAAAAACAAAAAACTAGCGTTAGGCTTTGTGGAATTTAGTCCTTGATCTCCTCTGTGACTTTGTGAGTTAGGCAACCGGAGATCATCCAAACCAGAGGTTGAGCGTCAGTTTGGTGCGCTGCCACACAAATACCGCAAGTGGTACGTAACTGGCAAGCAATTCGTAAATGGCTTTTAAGCTCTTCGTTCAGTTACGTATTGCTCCTGCTGTTTCGTTAGATAAAGAAGGTAACACAGGGACAGCAGGAAATTAATAAGCCGTATTCCAAGCCCTCTACTACAGCTTGATAGGAAGCTTCTAGGATATTACTCGATACCCCTACAGTGGTCCACCGTTGATGTCCATTGCTGAATTCCACTAGGACCCGTGTTTTAGCTTGGGTGCCCGTGTGACCATCTAAGATCCGTACTTTGTAGTCAGTCAACTGGAAGTGAGCAATCGCTGGATAAAAAGTAACCAATGCCTTACGCAATGCCGCATCCAATGCGGCCACTGGTCCATTCCCTCTGCCGCCGTCAGAATAGTTTTCCCATTCACCCTAACCTTTAGGGTTGCCAATGCGGAAATTTCACCATTGGCATCAGTGTCATTTTCGTGGCTTGCACCAATTTGACAATGAACATGAAATCCTTTTAATTCAAAAAAAGTAGGTCGTTGACCCAATGCCTCTCGCATGAGCAATTCAAAACTAGCTTCAGCAGCTTCAAATTGATATCCTTCTCCTTCCAACCGTTTTAATCGTTGTAAAATTTGACGTCCCGTGGGGTCTTGTCGATTCATCTCAATCCCAAAGTTCCGAGCCTTCGCCAGTACATTACTCAATCCAGACTGGTCGGAAATGACAATCCGACGGTGGTTGCCAACAAATTCTGGTGCTATGTGTTCGTAGGTTAGGGGATTACGTTCTACCGCTGATACATGAATTCCACCCTTGTGGGCAAAGGCTGATGACCCCACAAATGGGTCATGTTCATTGGGTGCCAGATTAACAACCTCACTCAAGCAATACGTAACTGTTTGTGGTGTTCTTCGTTCAGTTACGTATTGTTGAACACTGGAAATAAATCAAGGTGTCATTGATATCAACTTCCTAATTGTTCAGATTAATAAAAATAGACATCATTCTAACAGAATGGAATTTGTCCCGAGATATAAGCCATTCATTCCAATCACTGTTGATATCTCAAAAATAAAGAAATTCAATATGAATCACAAGTATCTGTTTGATGAGAATCAAGTTGATAGTTCATTCAATTACGATTTATTTAAGGACCATGATACAATAATAATTAAAAGTTGCACTGGCACAGGTAAGACCACATCAATCGCAAAACACTGTAAGAGATATATGACAGAATACCGAGATGTTAAACTTTTTACAATCACAGACAAAATTACATTGAGCGACCAGCACTTTGAAAGCTTCCAACAGCAAAACATTAATATCGTTCATTACAAAAACTTAAACAGAATGTATAATAAAGGCGCTGGTTTGTATAAATCACGTCAATGGTTTTTGGATGCTACTGGTTCAGTTACGTATTGCCGTAGGTGTCGGCCGAGATCGTGCGGCTCTCGTCGCTCGCCGAGGCGTTCTTGAGCTCGCCGCCGTTGGCGACCTTCTCGAACTTGAAGCTGCCGTTGAGCCGGTAGCTGGTCAAGGTCTTGAAGTCGTTCACGCTGCGGACGCTCGATATCGACCGCCACGAGGCTCTCGACGCCGTTGAAGCCGGCGAGGAGGAACTTGTTGACCGTCGAGCTCAGGATCCCGCCGATCGAGTGGGTCGCCCACGCGGCAGCGAGGATCGGACGCAGGGTCGACGCCGACAGACGACGGGGGCCGTCGTAGCCGTTCGCCTCAGCCGCAGCGATCAGCACTTCGCCGAGGCTCGTCGTCCGCTGCACCTTGGCAGCCGCTTCGAGGGTCTTGGCGTCGTAGTGCTTTTCGATCTGCGGCAGGCCGCCCTGAAGGGCGAACGAAGCCTCGATCACGGCCGCCTGGTTCTCAGGAGCCTTGCTGACGTGAACGGCCGGAGCGGCCGGACGCTCGTCGCGGGTCGCCTGGAGGTTCTCCTTGCGGATGCGCTCCAGCACGAGGTTGGCAACCTCGTTTGCAAGCTCTGCGCCGTCGCCGCCCTTGGCGTTGACCGGCAGGCTTTCGGTGATGGGAGCACCGCCGGCGACAATCGCCGGGGCTTCCGACTCGGCCACGGCCTTGTCGGGCGTCTGGTTGGCGTCGTGCGCCATAGGAGACTCCTCTGCCACCTCTTCGGCGGCGATTGAGACTGCCGTGCTGCGGTCCGCCCCGAGCGTCACGAATGACGTTTCGCGGAGGGTCGACGCACGGACGATGCGAACAGGCCCAACGTGAGCCTGCCCGTTTGCGGTGGTGGACTGGTCTTCGCCGAAACGCAGATGCCGACCGACATCGGCACCGACGCTGGCTTGCCACTGGTAGCCCTTTTCGGCGAGGGCGAGCACCTGGCGAGCGCTCTCGCTCTCGGCGAGGATCTCGCCTTCGACGATGAGCTCGCCGCCTTGCACGCTCGGCACTCCCTGCCCGAGGATCGAGCCCAGGGCGTAGTCGTGGCCGATCACAATCGGAATCGTGCTCGGCAGCGTCATCCCGGCGAGGTCGATCACGACCGGCTCGCGGCTCCAGCCCTGCCGGATCGGAGCGCCGGTGTAGGCCACGATGCGGAACTTCTTCGGACCCGGCGCGGACTCGCCGTCAGCGGCCTGAAGAAACGTCACCTGGCTATCGAGCTTGATGCTGCTCATCACAGAAACTCCACAAGGTCGAATGTGTCGTCGAGGTCGTCGTATTCGTTCATGCGTCGGCCCTCTGCGGGTCGCCGTTCTCATCGAGCGTGCCGCCGTAATTCACTTCCGGCGTGAAGTCGACGAAGAGCCCCAGTTCCTTCTGGAGCGCGATCTCGGCCGCACGCTGCCGCAACTCGACATCCCAACGCTTGCCCTGCCGGGCGTATTCAGCGGCGAGAGTGGTCGTGTGCGTGCGGAGGCGCGTCTCGGCGGCGTTGGCTTCCTTCGCCGGGTCGACGTGATCCTTGCCGTCCCACACCCAGCCCCAATTCCATTCGGAGAATGGCGGCATCCCGGCAGGCAGCAGGCCCGCGAGCGAGGCTTCGTTGACCCATGCGGAGAGCAGGCGATCGAGCATCGTCCGCTCCAGGTGGTCGCGCTCGACGCGCTGATTCATCGCGTAGACCTGATGGTCCATCCGACCGCTCGCATAGTTGTAGGACGACGAATCGAGGGCCGCGACGTTCTTCGGCAGTTGCAGACAGCGAGCGATCTCGCCAAGGATGCACTGCACAAACGCCGGATATTGCGTCGTCGGCTGCTCGGCCTTCAGTTGCGAGATGTCCCAGCCTTCGGGCAGCGTGGTAAGAGTCCGCTTGCTGATCTCCAGAGCCGCGAACGACTCGACCTCGTCAACCTCCGCAGCCGGGGAGTTACTGTGAATGAACGCAGCCAAGTCGGCCGCCGTCTCCGCAGCGGCGATTACGGCCTCGGTGTAGCGACGGAGTTGGCCGAATAGCTTGAGCGCGGGGGCGACCTCGGGGACGCCGCGATGCTGGCCCGGCCGCGAGGGCTTGAACCAATGCACCATCTGCGCCGCCGGCACCCGCTGAAACTCCAGCGTGTTGACGCGGAAGTTTGCGCCAGGGTGGAAGTTCAAGACTTGATAGGCGATGACGTTGCCGATCTGGTCGAACTCAACGCCGTCGACCGTGTTGCCCTCGGGCGTGATCGTCGACGACATGAGCTCGGTCGGCGTCGCCACCATCTCGGCCTCGACAAGCCGAACGTCCAGCGTGACGCCGGCGAGCCGGGGATTCGTGATCATCAGTGCGAACGCTTCGCCGTCGACGACCAAGGCTTCCCGCATCGTCCGCAACTTGGCGGGCAGGTCGATCGTCCAGCCCCAATCAAAGAACAACCGCTCGACGAGCCGGTCGGCTTCCGCGTCGCCCGTGTCGAGTTGCAGCCGGGGGCCGGTGCCGATGAGGTCGTTCGCCAGCGTCGATGAGATGCCCGCGAGGTAGGAGTTATTCGCCCGCTCGTAGCGAGCCCGGTTCCTCAGAGTCCGCCGCACCGAAGGCGACAGGGCCGCGTCAGCCGAGAACGAATCGGCGTTGGCCCAGTGCCGGTAGTCGTCGCCCTTTTCAGCGGCGTCGAAGCGCGCACGAACGACCGGAACCACCGCCGGGCGGGGCGTCTGCTTCCCTCGGAACAGGTCGAGAAACGCCACTCAGATAGTCCCCGGAGGGATGATGCGGTTGAACCGAAGGCCGCGATGCTTGTTGGCAGACGAAGCCGCAGCCTTGGCGGCGAGGTACTTGTCGGCCTCGATGATCTGCTCGAGGTCGTGCGCCTCGACCTCTCCCGCGTCCGTGCGGACGCGCTTCGGGCCGACTGCCGCTTCGGCGAGCTTGTTGGATACTTCGTCGCTCATACCAGCGACGGTAGACCGACACAGGGGGTAGACCGTAGGGGGTCTAGCCTCAGACCAGCGACCATTCCCCGTCGCGACGTTCGTAGAGGCTCGCGTCCACCACACCCAGCCGGCGAGCAATGTCCGCCGTCACTGGCGAGAAGACGGCGAGCTCCTCCGCGCCGTCGATCACGCCAGCACGCCAGGAAGAAACGCCGATAGCGCCGTGGCTATGCCACGCCCCCGGTGCCGCTCGCCCGTAAACATCTCGAGCGTCTGGTGGTTGTTCCAGACGTGCGAGCACGCCCACCCAAGCAAGGCTCCGTCCTCGTGCCACAAGGCAATCGGCGTGTCCGACGAGCCGTTGCCGTCGAGAATCCGCCGCACTTCGAGGTTGAATTCGCTCCCGGCTTCGTCAGCCGGTAGCAGATGGCGAGAGCGTCTTGGGGCTCCATGCCGTCAACGGTCGTGAGGATGATGCTTGGCATCCTCGCAACATGTCAGGCGTGTCAAGCGCCGAGCCTCTTCACCGTGATCGTCTTCCGGCCGCCGGGGCCGCTCGGAAGGGCCGCCTTCCGCCGCTGCCGACCTCCGGCCTCCGTCGCCACCGGCTGCACGCCCGCGATGCTCGCCGCCACCGCAGCGCCGACGAGGCAATCGAGCCAGTGGTTGTCCCTGCCAGCCATCTTCCATTCGTCGACCACCCTGCCACGGGCCTCGGTCCTCACCGGGTATTCGCTCGTCAGGTGCTCGAATAGGAGATCGTGCTGACCGGCGTGGAACGCGATCGCCTCTGGGTCGCCCATCTGCAACCGCAGGCGAGCCGCCACGAAGGTCTTGTAGAAATTCGTGTCATAGAGCACCGACCGCTGGCCCTCGCTGATCTGACCGATTTTCCAATTCAGCCCGATGCGGTCGCCCCGGCTTTTCTTTTCGCCGATCGGCTGGCTCGACGCGCCGATGCCTTTGCCGTGGCTCGGCAGGATCGCACCCGCGAACGCCGACCGCCGGCAAAACGTCCGCACAGTCGGCGTGCTGTTGCCCCAGTTGGCGTCGATCATCATCTGCGTGATCCGCATCGCCGCACCGTCCTCGCGTTTCCAATCACGGCCCATGAGCAACTGCGACACCTGCTCGAGACCGGCGTGGAGCGACGCCTCGAAGCCCGCACCCTTTGCCGCCTGGGAAAGCGTCCGCTTCGCGTGCTTCGCCTCAAAGAAACTCGACGCCTGATCTGGATAGCAGCCGTAGGCAACGACGTGACCTCCGAAACTCTGGTTCCACGAGGCGACCAGCCAGAAGAGGAGTTTCTCTTGAACGTCCACAAACGCCGTGAGCGTCTGGTGGTCGAGTGGGATTTTCCCACGCGGGACGTTCGTCACCCGCGTTGCCAGTTCTTTCGGCGTCAGCCGGCCAACGTCCCCTTCTTGGATAATGGGCTCGTTCTGGAACTCCGACGCGAATGCCGACTCGCCGCGGTCGATTCGCAGATTCCAGCAATGCTGCACCGCCGAAAGCTCGTCTGGGTTCCTGACGCTCGGGCCACGCCACGCGAGCCCCGGCGTCCATCTGCTCGCGACGCTCGGCATAGAAGGCGTCCGCCTCGCCCGTGCCCGTTCCGGCACGCTGCCCTTCGCGGCGGAGCTCGGCGTATTGCGCCCACAAATCCTCCGAGGTCGGCCACTCGTAAATGAGCTTCGTTCGCTCGCCCTGCCACGCCGGATGCTGCTTGCGGTCGAGGAGCCGGTCGGCAAGATCGTCGGGCTTCACCACGGTCACAGTGCAGAGCCCTGCGATCTTCGCCCCAGGCCCGGCGAGCCCAAGAATCGCCCCCTTTAGCACCGCCTCGCGCGTCGCCACCTGCGACGGGCTGTTGGCGGCTTTCGTCGCTCTGCGGGTCGTCAATCAGCACGAGGCCTCGGGCGTGCCTTGCGGCCGTCTGCCGCACGCTTGGCGCTCATGCCGCGGATGCGGCCCGTGATGCCAGCCACGCGAATGATGCCGCCCGTGGCCTTGCTGCCGGGGATCGTCGGGAATTGAACCTCGTTGGCGGTCCATTCGATGTTGGTCGGCTTGCCCTTGTAGAGTTGCCCCTTGGCCCGCTGGTGGATTTTTTCGAGGGCGACGATCGGAAAGACCGCTTCGGGGAAATCCTCAAGCAGGCGGTCGTTGGTTTCGCACTCGACCTTGATCGAGTCGAGCATCGTGCGGGCGTGCTCCTCGTCGGCCCCGATGATCGCCACGAAGTCGCGGTATCCGTAGAGCAGGGACCAGAGCGCCGCCGTCTCCACAAGGCTGGTCTTGCCGCTGCCGCGGGGCATGGCAAAAGCAAAGAGCCCGCCATCTCGGACGCTCGTTTCGATTGCCTTGATGACGCGCAGGTGATCCGGCGACCACGCCAGGCTGAAGGTGGCCGGGAATACTCTTGGCAGAACGCTTGAAACGAATCGGCGGCGCGGGCCTTCCGCTCGGCGTCTACGATCGCCGGGAGTTGCCCGATGTCGCGTCCGCTCTCCGAGAGCTCGGCCTGGCGGGCGGCTGCCCGCTCCTTGTGCGACTCGTAAGCCGTCGGCCCGCCGCCAACTCGCCGCGTCGCCTGCGTGATCGCCCGCAGTTGCTTGCGGAGTTCACGCTCCTTCTCGCGGGCACGTTTGAGAACGTCATTGTCGCTCATTCATTTGCCAGCGTGGCCTTCTTGCCGGTGAGCGTCTCCCACCGCTTCACGATCACGTCGCAGTAGGCCGGGCTGATCTCCATGCCGTAGCAGCGGCGGCCCAGTTGCTCGGCGGCGATGAGCGTGGTGCCGGAACCGAGGAACGGGTCGTAGACGGTTTCTCCTTTCTGGAGCCGTCGTTTACGGCCTGTGCCCACAGTGCCACGGGCTTCATTGTCGGATGCTCGCGGTTTGCCTTTGGCCTGTCGTACTTCCAGAGCGTCGTCCGCGTGCGGTCGGAGTTTTTGTGACGGTCGCCTGGAATCCACCCAAACAGGATCGGTTCGTGCTGGTAGTGGTACTCGCTGTGACCGAGAACCATCGAGTCCTTCGCCCAGACCATGATCTGCCGCAGGATGCCGCGACGCTTCCAGTCGTCGGCAAAAGAATATGCAACGGTCTCGCCGGGACCGTTGCATACCAGTAGGCACCGGCACGGCAGTTGGCCTCGGCGTTGTCAAACGCCGCGACAACGAGAGCCGTTAGGTCTTCCTCGCCCAGTTCGTCGTTCTCGACCTTGAGTGCATCCTTCGTCTTGCCGACGTAGGAGACTCCGTATGGCGGGTCGCTGAGAACCATGTCAGCCTGCCCCCCCCATAAGTTTCCCAACCTGCGCAGCATCGGTGGAGTCGCCGCACAGCAGCCGATGCTCGCCAAGAATCCACAGGTCGCCGGGCTTCGTGATCGGGTCGGCTGGAGGCTCTGGCACCTCGTCCTCGACAACTTTTTTGGCTTCGTCTTGGTAGAGCCCGGCTTCGTCGGCGAGGTCCGCAAGCAGTTGCTGCACGTCGGGCGAGCCGGTGTCGATCTCGCGGAGGATGGCGTCGAGCTTCGTCTTGTCGGCCTCGGCCATCGCGGCGAGCGGGTCCAGCGTGGCGAGCACCTTGTCGCCCTCGGCCTCGTCCACGTCGAGCACGAGCACCGGGACGATTTCCTCACCCAGCGTCTCGGCTCGGAGATGCCCGTCGAGGAGCATGAGCGAGCCGTCCTCCAGTTCGCGGGCCAGCACCGCGTCGGCGATGCCGACCTCGGACAGCAAGCCGCGGAGGGCGTTGGCCTGGGCCTCGGGGTGCGTCCGCCAGTTCTTGGGGTTGGGGCGTAGTTCTGAAGCCGGAACGCGGCGGAGCTCGCGGATTCGGTCGCGGATTTTCATGCGGGCTTCCTAGGGCAAGTGGTGGCCCCTGACGGGCGCGGTAGAAAGAAAGTCAGTCGCGTTTTAGGGTGGCTCGCCGTGGAGGCTTCCGTCGATTTTCGCCGGGAGAACCTACCCCACTAGTGGGTATTGGGGTGGTGTTGCATTTTGCAACACCCAAACAATCGACGTTTTCCCCGTGTTTTTCGCATATCGCATGTGTTTCGCCCTTGTTTTCTAGGGCTTTTCGCACTTCACGCTCACGATGGTCAACGCATCGTCTCCAAATGCTTTCTCTACAGTCAACCTCTTCACGTTCGCGTCATCGCCCATGACCTCTTGCAACGAATCAAGCACGGCTTTTGCAAGGTTGTCTACGTCTGGCCTTGGCAGCCTTGGTGCTGTTGCCTTCACGCCCTTCTTCGTCATGTGCGATTTCGGACGCTTGAACGTCGCCTCGATGAACACCTCCACTGGTTCGTCTTGTGGCTTCAGACCCGCTCTCATCGCCTCTAGTGCGATCTGCTTGCGGTACGCATGAACTGGGTGCTTCGCTGGCACATACGCACGGGCAAACCCGCCCCGCGTCGAGACCTCGTGGCCTCGGCTGCGGGACGGGCTCGCCCTGTACGGTGAACGTGATCACTCGTAGCGGATCACCGCGAACCACATCCGCTTGACGGGCGACCACGCGACGCCCTTCTCGACGATCCTGTATCGCCCGTAGAAGCAACAGTTTCGCTCTGCCGCCTGTGGCGTCGGCCCCATGCCGATTCCCTCTCGCCGGCCACCAGAGCGTCCACAGTGACGCAGGATGCCCGTGCGAGCCATCGTCTCCGCGTCATCCTGGGCCGTCGTGATCGTCGTCGTGACGATCGTCGTGTCAGCCAGGGCAACGCCGCCGCAAATCATCGCAACCGCCAGGAAAAAACTTCTCATCCGTGAACCTCCTTCAGGGGTCGGGGGTCTTTTTCCGCTCGCCATCATCGTTTGGCCGTCAAGTCTCACGGCGCTTCGCGGCGAAGTGCTTTCGTCGCACTTCACGTTTGCGGGCTCGGATCTCTTCGGGCGTCGGGTCTGCCAACCGCTTCACGTTCCGGCATGTTGTGCTTGCGTCGCAGTTGATGCAGCCGGCTGCGACCGATGCCGAGGTGCCTCGCAATTTCGTCCGCAGGCACCCCGGCAACCCACATCTCTCGAAGCGTCTCGATCATGCGTCCTTCGCAAGCGGCATGATGACCGTCCGAACGTCCTCCGACCGCAGGATCACCGAACTCTCGGCGTCCTTCGCCATGAGCGTGATCGTCTCGGCCGAGTCGATGCTGCCGCAGCGAAGCCACCCGAGCACGAAGCGAGGATCGAGCTTCACCGTGCAGGCGTGGCCCGCCTCAACCAGTTCGCACGTCGCGGACGATTCGCCGAACTCTGCCGAGCGGCTGCTGAGAAACAGCCCTTCCTTGGAGATCGTAAAATCGGTGCCCTTGCTCGCCTCGCTCGCACAAATAGCGGCCATTTCGCAGGCGTGCGTGAGAGCCCCGGCCACGACCAGCGACGGCGTCACCGCGTGCTCGCTCTCGACATCACGCCAGCGCGGGAATCGTCCCTCGACGAGCCTGGCCCTCACGATCGTCTCGTCGACCGTGGCGACCAGTTCGCGGCCCGTCGTCTCCAGTTGCACCGCCTCGGCCCCCTTGGCGAGCCGCACGAGCGTGTCGATCGCAGCCCGTGGGGCAAGCGTTTCGCTGTCGTCGCAGTCCTGCTCGATCTCGCACGATGCGGCGCAGAGCCGGCGGCCGTCCGTCGCGACACAGGTGAGCGTGCCGTATGGCTCTTCCTTGTCTTTCGGACGGCAAAACTCAACGAGCACAGCCCCGAGAGCAAAGCGGCTGCTGTCGGCGTCGGTCGCGAACCGCACGGCGTTCATCATCGACACGAACTGGTCCGCCGGCAGCTTGGCGATTGCCTTGGAGTTGGCGTAGTCGCCCGATGGGAATTCCTTCGCGTCCTCAACCGGGAGCCGCCAGGTGCCGCTGCCGCCTTGCACGACGCAGCACGACCCGTCGACCGTCAGCGTCACCTCGTCAGAGCCGACCAAGCTGCCCACGATGGCAGACAGCCGCTGAAAGGGCAGCAAAAAGGCCGGGCCGTCCGCGCGGGCAGCGGTGCCGTTATCCGCAGTTCGAGATCCGTCGCCGTGATCGTGCCGTCAGCGATCAGCACGTTGGCGAGAATCGGCTTCGGGCTTCGCGTGGGGACTGCGGCCGCCACTGCGCGGAGCCCAGAGGCGAGGTCGCTCGCCGCCAACTGTATGCCACCGATCGGGGTCTTTCGTCGGGTCTTCGTCGCTGTCGCTGTCATTGCTCGCATCCTTTCGAGAAAGTGAACCAACCAAGACCCCAGCGGCGAACGTCACCGCCTGGGCCATACCGAAAAACGAGAGGGCCGTGAGATCGTGGATCGTCATCGGGCCGCCTCTATGCGTTCGAGCCTGAGCTCTAGCCGCTCAATGGCTTGAGCGAGCCGAAACTGCTGTTTGTGCATCTTGCGAATCGTGTCCGCGTTCATTTCGAGGATGAGGCGGCTGTTGTCGTCCACGTCTTCCATCCACGCCTGGAGCGGCAGCCATATCGGCGACGATGAGGGGGGAGGCAGTTTGTATGGCTTGTCGCTCATCGCACACCCCCAATCGGGCGAATCGTGCGGGCCTGACGCTCAGTGCGAGTGATCCAACCGCGACGCTCCAGCGTCTTCAGGTGGCACTCCACGCCGTTAGGCGAGGCGATGTCGAGAATCCCGCAAAGCTCGCGCACCGTGGGGGCGAAGCCTTTGGCGTCGATGTGGTCGACAATGGCGTCGTACACGCGGCGCCGCAGGCGTCGGTGATCGGCTCGGGGGCGGTGGGGGCTTTGGTGGTCATGTGTTCTCTTCCTTGAGTTTCAGGGACGATGCAAGCGCAACGGCTTCGTTGCCGTTGCGTTGTCCTTTCCGCCAGAGCGCGTACTCGGAATCGGTCATCTGGCGGCCGGCATCGCCGCGCCACCAACGCTTTTTGGCTGGGTCTTGAGCAGGGGGCTGGGCCTTGTTGCCGGGCTCCCTGTGCGTCCCGCCGTGATCCTGGCACTTCGTCAGCCAGACAGTCGTCAGCCAACGTCGCCAGTTCGACTTGCGTGCCTTCTTTGGGTTCGCCTTAAGCCACTGGGTGGCTTTTGCGAGTTCGACGGGAAGATCAGCCGCCGGGTAAGCCTGTGACCATTCAGCATGGTCAGCGTCGGTGATTCCCTCCCAGCCCGATTCCGCAGACCACCGAAGCGGATCGGGGTGGCTTCGAGCCAGACCGCGTAGCGGGCTTGCTCGGAGCAACCAAAGGATTAGAGGTAGAAGGATTAAAGGTAGAAGGATATAAGGCGCAAACCGCAGTTATTTTTCCCGGCTCGCCGTGAATTTTCACGATTTCGCCTGAGTCGGCCGCCGGAATGCCATTTGGCTGCTCGGATGGGTGGCATCGCTGGTGTTCGGTGAACGTCGGTATCTCTAGGTAGTTCCGATCCCCGACGCGGTAGGCGACCACGAAACCTGCGCGACTCAAGCTGCCCCAGCAGGGCGACGATGTCGCAGTTGTCGTACGGGAACAGTTCCGCCTTGATACGAAGAGGGCGGCATTCGAGACGGCCCTGCGAGTCGGCGAGCGTCCAGAGCCCCGCGAAGAGCAGGCGGGCCATCGGCTCGCACTCGGCCAGGTGCTCATTCTTGAAGAACGAGGGCTTGAGGCTACGGGTTCGTGCCATGCATCACCTCTTGGAACTCGTATGACCTGGCACCAAATACTTCAGACAAGAACACTTCAACCGGAACGATGCGGCCAACTGTTACGTTCTTCTGTTCGTACTTCTTTTGTTCAACAAGCCTGAAGTCCTCAACGCGAATAGGTGAAGTAAAACCTTCACTGTGCGCCAACTCCGAAGCTGACCTACTTGGCATATGTAAAGCGTGTGCGTGTCGTTGAACGCATAGGCAGAGCCTCGTGTCGTCAGAGTAGTGGTAAAGCCATCCATGAACGCCGTTACGGAAGTCACTCCACGTCTCGATAAATAGGGTTGCCGGTATGGCGAGACTCGGCTTTTAGTTCGACCTCAATGGCATCTTGGTGCTTTGCACTTGAAAGCCATTTGTCGCCGTATCTGTGCTGAATCTGAATGTTTTCTGGTACTGGCCGAACGGCATACCCGTCAGGCAGTTGACCCTGCAAAAAAGGAAAAACCCACGACGCTGCATACCTTGCAACTTTGTCTGAATCATTCATCGAAAAGGCGTCCTTGCCGTCAGATGATGGAAGCAAAGCCAAACGGGAAAACACTTTTGCGAACCGCTTCGTGTTGTCGCCGAAGTACAAAATGGCTTGGCCTTGCATAGGGCTTTTTGAAGACTTTTCAATGCTCCAAAAAGAGATCCGACCTTGAGGAAAACAGACTGCACTGGCCCTGAGAAATCAGCGACTGAAACCACTTCAGTTTCTGTGCAGTTGTTCGCGAGAAAAACGGCCTGCGTAGTCCTTTGTGCATCTATCTCGCCAAGCAACTTTGCGGCGAAGTGTGAGACAGTGCCGTCGCCATACGGAGGATTAACAAAAACGGACCCATTCCACTCTTTTGCTAGTCCGTCATCTTGTTCAGAGTAGAAGACGCCAGCCTTCACAACCTGGTTGGCAGCTTCGCAGGAGCATGGGTCTGTGTCGATTCCGCCCATCGCCTGCCTTACTGCTTCGACGTATTCGGAAGGCGTATGCACTCGCTGTCGCCGCTGTTGTGCCTAACGTGAGCTCCGGCAGCGACTCGCAATAAGCCGGCTTGTGTCACTTCGCGGCCAAGATCGCGGCACGATTCCACATATTCGTGAAACTCCGTCAGGCACCTTCGCCTCACGCTGCCAGCGAGCGGACTGCATCTGTCGATGCCAATGTCGGCAAGTGCCGGTAACATCGTGTTACTGGCATACTGGTCTTCGGCTTTTCCATCGCCGCCAGCATCTCGCCGGCCTTGCGTTCGGCACGGAGCTTTATTTCTGCGGCAGCGTTTGCGGCCTCAAGGCTGTCTGACGCAGCCTTGACGTAGACGCGAAGCGCTTCCGCTTGGTCTCGAATTTGCAATACGTCATCAAGCGTCTTTGCCTGCAAGGCTGCTTGCCGAGCCTCACTGATTCGATAGCGTGGTCGATTCAGTGATCATGCCACCGCCTCCGCGTCGAAGAGCGTCCTGCTGTCGGCTTCATGCTTTCGCTGAGCACTCGCCAGATTCTTGATAGCCTGAGCGTGGTCACTCGGGCTTCAGTTCGCAGCCGTAGAACCGTCGCCCACGCTGGAGCGAGACATACGCCCTCGCTGCCAATGCCTGTGAACGGGCTGAAGACGACCTCGCCGGGATTGCTGTAGAGCCTCACCAGCCTGTCAATTACGTCTAGCTGCAACGGGCAGATGTGCTTCGTGTCTTCCTCGCTACGGGCTTCCTTGACGTTGAGCGTGTTCGTCTCGCGGATGTCGCCCCAGCAGCATTCCGCCCAGTCAATCCACTCGTTGCCGCAACACTTCGCCATCAGAGTCAATGGCTACTTCGTTCTCGCCTGGAGCCCGAAACTTGATGAGGTAGTCGGGCAGGCGGCCGCGTTGCCTTGGACCGGTCGCTTTCGAGGCCCGCAAACTGCAACTCTCGGCTGCGGGTGCGGATGGCCTGCGCCTGCGGGTTCTTTCGCACCACCCAGTCGTATTCGTAGACAAGCCCAGCACGCTCCCCGAGCCTGATGTTGAGCCCGCGATAGTCGTGCAGGCCAACCTCGCCACTCCGCTTGAGTCTCGGGATCTGCATGACGTGAACCACGGCAGCCCGGCCTGGCTTGAGCACGCGACGCAGCCCGCGAAAGAAGTAGCCAAGGTGAATCTTCGCTTCGCCTCGCATGTCCTCGCTGTTGCCGATGTCCTCGGCCTTGCTTGTGTATGCGAACAGACTCGGGAACGGCGGCGAGAATACGGAGAAGTCCACCGACTCCGGCGGCATCTCTTCCAGCATGTGCGGAATGCAATCGCCGTGGTAAACGCTGTACTGTTGGCTGTCGAGATAGAAGATTCACCGAAACATGGCCTCCTGCTCTCGGGTGTCAGCCTCGACGCGACGTGCCTTCCTCAGCACGTTCTCAACCATCGGGCGTTCAACGTCAGAAACCGGGATGTGAACGTGCAGCGGCCTTGTGCTGCCAATGCGGTTAGACCGCTTCACGGCCTGGTAGTACTCCTCGTAGGAGTCCTGCAATCCGCTGAAGACTTGGCGGGTGCAGACTTGAAGATTGAGCCCGAAGCCAAGGATTTTTGGCTTACTTATCAGCACGCGGACGCGCCGGCCTTGAAGTCATCCACAATCCGCTGCCGATCTTCGACCGGCGTATCGCCGTCGATGCTCGGCACTTCCGGTAGCACTTGCTCAAGTGCTCGCTGCTCGTCGTTGTAGCGGCACCAAATGATCGTTGATTCATCTGGCCACGAGCGAACAAGGTCGGCGATGTATTGAGGCTTGGGGCTGCTCTCGCACTTCGCCATCCGCGACAGCTTCGATCGCGTGGTGATTCCGCCAAGCTCGGTGACGAATAGCTGGCCTGTCTCGGCTCGCACCTTCCGTTCCTGCTCATCCGACAGCCGAACTTCTTCGATGCTGACGTGAATCGGCGGGATGCTGTGAACGTTGTCCTTCCAGCCGTAGGTGCTCGGGTCAGTGAGGAAAATGCACCAGTGCGACAGAGCCCGGTCGAAGGGGTGCAAAGCGTGCGGCTTCAACTCCCATCGCTCTTGCGTCTGCCCACGGTTGATGAAGAACCGAGCCAGGAACGCATTTACGTTTGGGAAGGCGTCGAGAAATACCGCGTGGTTTGCGTACTCGATCCGGTCGTTCGGCGAGGCGTTCCGGTGAGGGCCAGTTTCCACGGAACGCCAGCGCCGAGCCGGAGGCAGACTTGCCCCCACTTGCCGTAGTGGCTCTTGAGCATCGAAGACTCGTCGAGAATCAGCCCGCCCAGATCGCCTGTCGGCGTGTCGTCCCGCAAAGCGTCGTAGTTCGTGATGCCGAGCCGACAGCTTGGAGCACGCAGCCACTTCGCCAGATCCTTCGCTGCGACTTGCTCAATCGGCAGCGAGTCGCCGTAGAACTTGGCGGCCTCCTCCATCGTCTGCTTTACCACCATCAGCGGCGAAACGATGAGCACTGGCTTTTGCTGAACTGCTCGCACATGCCTTGCGAACTCCAGCAGCATCGGAGTCTTGCCGAGACCACAGTCAGCGAAGATTGCAAACTTCCGTTTCTGAATGGCTGTGCGGACGATGTCACGCTGGTAGTCAAACAACCACCGCGACGGGGCGTAGTCCGCTTTCGTTTCCTGCTCAGACGCGATTCCGAGACTGGCTGCGTACTCGTCCGGCACAACCGCCATGCGGCCGTGAATTGAATAACGCGGCAACGACTTCACCTTGAGAAAGGTGCGGTAGGAATCAACGCTGTCGTCGAGGTAGATGTTCATGGGAATCCTTTCCGTGTATTGGCCCCGTGTGGTGGGGCAGACCGTCGAGTCACGCCCCTGGAGATGTCGCGTTGTTTCGGGTCGCCTCGACTGCGGTGGTTTCCGACTCCCGCTGCGGGTCGCTGCCGTCTGCCGGCTTTGAGGCTGCGACTGCCTCTAGCTTGCTTGCCCGTCTGACGGCGGCTCTGGCGCTGCCCCAGACGTTGACGATCACGGCGTCGGTGAGTTGCCCGCGCCTCGGCGAGCACCTGGTCGAGATCGACGATTGCCTTGTAGAGCTCCCAACCAGCCGCCCTCGCCTGCTCTGGGGTGAGCGTCGCAATCGGCATCGGCTGGAAGCCGCCGTTGCGGACGGCGCGATGGCATCCGAATCGGCGGGCGTTCGCCCCTGCGAATCTCCGAATCCTCGAGACGAGCCTCCTCTTCGAGGTAGGCGAAAGTGCTGATGTAGGTCATCGGGCGTGTGCCTCCGCTTCGACCTCTTGCCCGTCAAAGTGCTCGGTGCCGCTGTCCTCGGCGTTGAGCAAGATGTCGAGCTTCCCGTGGATGAGATCGCACAGGCTCTTGTGCTCTTCCTTGGTGAACGTGCCATCCGCGAGTCGCTCGTCTGCCGTGCTGCGGAGCTTCTCCAGACGCTCGACGGTCGTCGCTCGGCTCACCGCGACGCGGGCCTTGCCGAGTGGCGAGTCGACGCCGTTGCCGTCGAACTTCGGGCGGACGGCGACGGGCTCAGCCTGCGGCTTGACGAACTGGGCGTAAGCCCCGCCCGCTGGGCCGTGATCCTGCTGGGGCGGCCTGCGGGTAGTCCTGCGCCTCCTCGGCCGGTGATGAGGCCACGCAGGGCGTCAGCGAAGGCGTTGCGAAGCGTGCAAAGCCCCGTGCTCGCCAGGCCAACATTCTCAAAGGATAAGACCCCAAGGGCCGCTCTTGCCCCAAAGACCCGCCTTCTTCGCGTCGGCAACCGAGAATCGCACGACGGTCGGGGCCGGGTAGCCGCGACGCTTGGCCTCGCATACCGCGACGAGGTTGTCGCCGTCGCCTTCGGTGTATTCGCGGACGTATTCGCCAGACCGGACTCGGCCTGCACCAGGAGCCAGGGCGGCATCGCCGCAGATCGTCGGCCGGCCGTTGATGACCGCGATGCTCTGGAGCGGTTGCATCGGGGAAAGCCCGACCTCGCTCCCATGCTGAATCGCCAACATGCACGACTCAGGCTTGCCCTTGAAATCCTTCGCGCGCAAACTTCAGACGCCGCCACCATCTTGGCAAAGCGGAAGGCGTCGTCGAACGATTGAAGGGCGAGTCCGGTGGCTGCCCGCTGCGTTGAAATCTCCGTGCTCATCGCGTGTCCTTTCGTTTGCTTCGTTTGTGAAACAGCCGCGTCCCCGTCCTGGCTCAGCGGCAGATCAACCTCCTGCACCCGGATCCTCCGGGGGGTTCCTAATGCGTGATGTCCGCGACCGGCACGTTGAGCCATCCACCGCCGACGTTGAGCACGCATCGAACGGCCGTCGTCGTAGAGCCACTCGACATGGCCGCTCCACGTCTTGCCGGCCGTGCGTCCGCTGACGAAATCGCCGACCGCGGGCGGGCTCGCTGGGCTCGGCGTCTGGTCGGAGAGGTTCGCGGCGGCGGCGAGATGCTCGGCGTGATGAGCGTCCAGTGCGAGGGGTTCTCCTGTGTGGTGGGGGCAGTGTATGAACGTATAGGTGTCGGTCAAGAGGCGGTGAACAAGGATTCCAGTGTGTGGCGATAGCGTTACTTACATCAACCAAGAATCCCGAGGAAAGACAGGGCAATCGTTGATCGAGTCGTGAACCATCCGCGCAAGTGGCGAATCGGTGCCGAGCTCCTGGCCGAGGCGGACGAGAACGAGCGAGCGGATCGCGGCGTCCCAGTCGATGCGTTTCATGTTGCCGCCTCCATCGCTCGCAGGGTCTCGCGGGCCTCGTCCTTCGTGTCGTAGCTGCCGACGCTCCAGCGGAAATCGCCACGCTGGCCGAGGATCTCGAACCAGTAGCGAGTGCCGCGACCTGCGAGGGTCGGTGATTTTCTTGATGCGGTAGGTGGTGTTCATGGGGTGTCCTTGGTGGTGTTGCCCGCCGGCCCGGTTGCCGGCGGGCGAGGTGGTGGGTCAGGCGGCGTGATTGGCAACCCACGCCATTGCCTTGCGAGCCATGTCGGAGTCATCCGTGCCGTCGTGGCCAATCGGATACGACCGGCCGTCAATGTGGATGAACCAGAACCCGGGGCAGCTTGTGTAGTCGATGAGGTCAGGGAGCCTTCATTCCGGCCGCCACAATCTTGCGGACACGGTTGTGTCGAATGCAGGCTTCGCGAAGAGTGGTCATCGTTTCGTCTCCCGGTTGGCGTCCGCGAGTCTCAATCGCTCGCATGGCCCCATTGTAGCGTTATCGTTACTTCGTCAAGGGGACTTGAAGGACTTTTTTGGGGCGGGGTTTCCTCAGGGATTCCGAGGGTTTCCGCTTCCGCTTGGGCTTGGGGGCGGCTGGCCGCTCCATCCCGCCGCAGGTTCGAGCGGGTGGACAGGCTGGCTTTGAGGGCCAGCACGTCGGCCCGTTCAAGAGCGAGCCCTTTTCGCCGGCCTTCCAGCCCCGGAGGCGGCTGTCCTCGTCGTCGCCCGAAGGCAGCCGCCAGAATAGCCTTCGGTGCAGCCGGCGAGTTTCACCGCCTCTCCGATCGTAATCCACTCTTTGTCTGGGCTTGCCAACGCGACCAGTACCCCAATCATAACGCCAGCGTCACGTCCGTCAAACGCGGCCCGCTTTACCTTCCTGACTCGAAACTCCGTACACTGGAACAACCAGCCGAAGGGGCGGATTGTTCTCACGGATGAGGTACAGTTGTATACTGTGTTCAGTACCCCTATGATCGCCCTTTGGCACCACGAAGGAGACGAGAAATGACGCCTGCGAGAGCTTCTGACGGAATCAGGGTCGCTCCCCTCGGAAACCTGAGCGACCGGACGGTGAAGATGTTCGAGGACACCCTGAATCGATTCAGGGACTTTCTGGGCCACGAGCCTACGGTCGACCGAGCCGAGACGACCTGCACGGCCGCCAAGTTCCTGCGGTGGCGTGGGTCGACGGTCCATGCGCCCGCGTCGGGATCATCTCGCCGGCCAGCCTCGCCAAAGATTCCGCACACCTGAGGAGTTTGTGGACTTGGCTTGCGAAGAAGAGGTGGAAAAGGTCAGACGGCGAACTGATCGGATTCCCAGACTTCGCCCGCCCGAGGGGTGCCGAAGCCGGTCCCCAAGGCGTACAAGGCCGAGGAACTCGCCAAACTGGTAGCCGCCGCCCGCCACCTAGAAAGGGTTTGATCGCGGGCAAGCCAGCTCGCCTGGTCTCGGACGACCAAGCTGCAGGCGATGTTTCAAGACCGGGCGAGCGTATCGGCGCAGTTCTGCAGCTGCCCGGTGGCGGTCGGAGGTCGATCTTGGAGCGGCACACGCTCACGTTTCTCGCGGCCACTCGCCAAGGGCCACGGGGAGACGATTACGCGGGCGATCTCCGCCGGGCCTGTCCAAGATGCTGGCCGACGCAGAAGGGGCCGCCAGAGGCTCGCGTATGGCCCTGGCTGGACGACCGGGAAATGCTGTTCGTGTTACGCCCTCGCTCCGGGTGCTCTGCCGGTGCTGCTGGTGTGCCGTACAAGCCATTTCACTCGATCCGCAAGTCGACCGCCTCGATCTCCTGAAAAAGGCCTGCGTGTCAGCGAAAAAGCAGTTGGGGCATTTGTCCGAAGATGGCCGAGACGCATTATTACGACGAGGAAATCACCGGCGCGAGAGCAACCTTGACTACCTGCCAGAAATCGACAGGCCACCGGCGGACTGAATGACGGCGGCGCGCGGCGGAAAGGACGAAACCACACCGCCGCCGCGACAGCGCCGTCAGCCGTGTCTAGCATCACGGTCAACGAAGATGCTCTGCCCCGCCTCGCCCTGGCCTCCATCTCCAAGACCTTCGCTTCGTCCGGTGCCGGGCACCGTCGTGTTGCGGGGCCGCGTCCATTGCCGCCTGAACCTCGGCAACGCCGATGTCGCCTTCGTCTCGCTACCAGCATAAAAGCGTCGTGCAAGAGCGTCTGGTCGCATCTTGCCGCCGGCTCCTGGTAGGTCTCACCCTCGCAGAGATTGGTCCGCCGGCGATTCGGGTTGTTTGAAGAGGCGGACGATATACGAACAATGAGCTTGAATTCGGGTCAGCCTTGTCAGCCAGCCGGCAACGGGCGGCGGGATTGGTTGTTCCGCCTTTTGGTTTTTTGGCTTTGGCGTTGCGTTCGGCATGGGGCGGCCCTGGTGTTTCTGCCCGAAAAATGTCCCGCTGTACGTCAGACATGATGGCGGGCGATTTTCGCTGAGTTGTCAAGCGACGCGTGGGCTGTTCCGCGACGAGCTGCGATCACGGGCACGCAATCGCGATGCGGTTTTCCACGCGCTTGAACCAGAGGTTTGCTACCTCAATTACGCAGGCACGGAGCACCAGGTCGAGGGCCGCCTTGGCCGGGCTTGCACCCCCAGCGGGCCTCGATGTTTTCCCGCGTCTTGGCAACAGTGACTTTCACCGCGTCGACCGCCTCGTCAGCGGCCTTAGACGTTCCCTTTCTGGCGGCGATGTCGGCCATCGTCCGCTCCGGCCAGACGCGGCAAATCTCGGCGACGATCACGTCGCAAGTGTGTTCGAGCTCCGCGGCGGGCGGACCGACTTGCTGCGTACTGCGTCGCGACAGCCCACGGAGCGTCAGCGTATCGAGAGCGTCGCCCACCGCACCTCCAGCATTAACGCTTGGCCGGTGAGCCAGACGCGGGCGACGCTCCCGGCACGCACTTCCCGTCTGGGCATCCTGGCTTTGCCGGGGCCGGCGGCTGCGGATCCTCCACGGCCATGCTCGCCCTGCGCGGGCTGCGACGGTGGCGGCCGCCTTGGGATACTCGGCATCCAAGGCAACCGGGTCGGCAGACAGCCAGACGAGCCAGGCGATGATCATGTCGCGCATCAGAAAGCCCTCGCGTGGTCGATGACCGGATGCCCGTCGTCGCCGATGATGTGCTGCACCATGCGGCCGTCCTTCTGCTCCGGTGCCGGCTCGGCAACCAGCATGAACCAGAAGCCGCCGTCTTTGCGGCCTTCGCCACCCAGCGGAGAACGGGGCGGTCGTTTTGCGGTGTCGGGTTGAAAGGCGATGGCAGCGGGGCCGAGCCAGAGTTCACCCACCACGCGAACGCAAGCCCTGCGATGAAGGCGTAGACGAGTCTCTGTCCATCATTTCTGCTCCTGCTCTGTCGGGTTGGGCGCAAATGCGCCGTGATCGAGGTCGCGATAGGCAAAGCCGTTCACGCTGCCGATCACGAAACTATCGCGTTGGGCAAGGATGATTTCGGCGTCCTGCCTGGTGATCCAGAATGAGCCGTCCGGCTGGTCGGGCGGGTGTTTGCCACCGCCGAGGTAGTTGCCCCAGCTATTGAAGATCAACACGCCGTCGCGTGGATTCTTCATCGGCGAGGCAAGATCCGGGTCCGTTGTTCTTCGCCCACTTCAGAGAGCAAGCGACCATGCAGTGGTTCCAAGTGGACTGACGGCGGCAGAATCCGTCTGCGTCGCGGTCGCCGCTGGCGAAGCCGACGTTGGAACAGATCGGGACACACATCCCCGACTCGAGGGCGGCGGCGAGCCCTTCCCACGTCTCGCACAGGGCGACCGCTCTGGCCGTGTGTTTGTTGGCGAGCTTGGCGACCTCGGCCGGCGGGCCGTACGCGCCCCATTGCTTCGACAGCGGAATCGAATAGGTCGTCAGATCGACGCCACCGGGAATCTGCTCTCGAAACAGGATGCCGCCAACGGTCTTGTCTCGGCACTGCCCAGAAACCCAGCGAGCCGCAGCCGCCCCGTATGACCCGTCAGACCAGCCAGCGAACGTCACCGGGGCAGGCGAGCAAACGTCCTCGAGCCGCCGTAAAGGGGCTCAGTCGCGACCAGCTTGGGAGGCTTTGGCAGCCCGCCCGTGGCCCAATCGACGCTCTGCCCGATGTAGGAGCCAATGCCCCAGCCGAACGAAACGCACGTGCCAATCGAGCCCTGGTTCCACGGGCCGAACGGCTTGCCGTACACGGCCCGGTGTGCCTTGTCGGCATAGCGGTAGAGGTAGGCGTCTTTGCCCTTCGCGTTGGCGATGACCTCCCGCCCGGCGTCGCGGAAGAGCGGATGCTCCAGTTCGCCGAGGAACGCCCGCGTCGCCTCTGGATCGGGCGTGTAGCCGAAGTTGCCGCCGGCAGATCCGATGGACGTTTCGAGCAAGCCGGCAGACCGGATGCCGACGAGGATCGCCAGGCCAATCAAAACCGCAGCGGCGAAGTGCCGCCACGGAAAATACTCATCGCGATGCGTCACCGGCGGCCCTCCCGATCTCCACGCAACGCCTTCACCCACTCAGCACGTTGCTCTGGCCCGACCGGCCCGCCGCTCACGCCCACCGTCGCCGTGAGGTATGCCTTGATTTCGTCTCGAGCTCTCGGCTGACGGTCGCCGATTTTCTGCCCTCGGCATCGCAAGTCGAACGCCCGCGTCCCGCAGGTCGTCAAACGCCACGCCGGTCGTCAGATGCGCGGGCCGCCCGCACGCATGGCGTCATACTCAATCTCGTCTGCCAACTCCGAAAACATCCCGGCGGCAATCGCGGCGTCAGCGGCGGCAGTCGGGCCGGCAAACTTGCCGACGAGCACGATGTCGCCATTCGCGGGAACCGGCGTCGGCGTCGGCCTGGTGCCGAGAGCCGAGAGCAGGCCCAGCGCCAAGGACACCGCAGCGGATCAGGTGGCGAGCGCTCAGTTGGTCGCTCCCTGCCACCAGGGCGAGCGTAAGCGTGTCGATTGCCGCCTTGACCTTGTCGTCGAGTTGCTTCGTCTTCAAGAGCCGCAGGCGGACGTTGGCGAGGTCTGCCATCGCCTTCTGATAGCTGACGGCAGCCGATGGCTTTGCGGTGTACGGCAGGTCGCCATGCCCGAGCAATCGGACAGCCTGAGCGATACATCCACGGCGAGAAGAGCAGGAGCAGGGCCGAGCCGACCAGCAACGACGGAATCATTTGGCGGACATCCTCACGAGGGGCAGGAGAGATTCGATGGCACCGCTGGCGACCGAAGAGGCAGCAGTTGGCGGGCGGCTGGCTTGCCGATGATCCAGACGGGCCACGCGAGCGACGGAATGCAACGGTCTGCAACGGTGTCGAACAACAGGGCGATCGCGTTGAGTACGAACGCTTTCCGCTCGGCACCGTCGACCGGGATCGCGTCGGCCGCTTCGATTGCGACCCGCATGAGTGCGACGGCGAGCTCGCCAAACTCGGCGACCGTGATACCGCCAGCGGCCTTGACCTTCGCGGTGGCGACAAACGCCCGCACCTTTTCAGCGAGAGAGGCGAGACTGCCAGCGGCTTGCAGCGGAGCGGAGGAAATCATTTGGCGAGCCCCATGAGGATTGCCCGGCGGGCGGTGTCATACGAACATCCCAAGCGAAACGCGACCCATCGCACATGAGCCTCAGTCATCGGGGCAGGCCGCTTGCTCGGTAACTTTTCCCCAATACTCCTGGCTCTTGGCGAAGTTCTTTGCGAGCGACACGACCTCCCCGGCAGCCGCGATTGGCTCGCGCCCGTCAGGTCCGCCTCGTCGCCAGTGAGCCGCAGCGATCACGCCAGCCTCCGACCGTTCAGATTGGTCGAAAACCGGGCGAGACCGTAGGGGCTATTCCCTGCCGGTTTCGCGGTGGAGCACGAGGGCGATCGCCGCGTAACAGGCGATGTCTTTGAGCGTGTCTTCGACCCCGTCGAATTCGCATTTGCCACGGCGGAAAAACGCTTTGAGCCGGTGCATCTTGTCGCTGATTCGCAGGATGCACCCGGCCCATGCGGGCATGTTCACCACATCGGCCGAGGAGCGGATGTTGCTCAGGGCGTCCTCGTCGACCCCGTAATCAAGGGTCTTCCGAAGGTGGAGCGACTTGAGCTCGTCGAGCACGGCGAGAAACTCCCGCGAGCCGGGGCGGATCGAATCCTGCGGCGCAATCAGCCCGTCTCCCGTTTGACGTATGCCAACTGGCTCCCGCTCGCCCTTCAGTTCCCGCTCACCCTGGAGAATCCAGTCAACCGGGATCGCAGGCACATCGGCGTCGGCAATCTCGGCCGGCGTGGTCGTGTCGAAGCATCGGGCCGCCGCCTCCTGGGCTGGCTTGCAACCGGCCAAAGAAGCGGCCATCGGCGAGTAGCCACGCCTCTTCGGATCGTCCTCAGGCGTCGCATCCATGCGAGCGGCGACGGCTTCGCGGAGGGCTCGGTTCTCGGCTTCCAACTGGTCAAACGCTGCAGTCATGGCTTTCCTTTCTTGGATGAGTCTGAGAACGTCGGCGGCGAGAGTGCCGCTCGTGCCCGTGTAAGCGCCAGAGAACCGGCGAGCGCGGTGCTCTGCCTCTCGGAGGTAATCTGCGGAGAGCGTCAAGCCTGCGCCCTCGGTGACGCAACGTGCATCGAGGAGAGTCCGCCGCCGGCGTCATAGATAAATGCCTCCATCGCTTCGCGTTGACCGACCCAGCCGTTGACGGCGTGGTAGTCGTCTGGAGGCGAGAGCGAAGGTGCGATCCGCACGAGCACGCCGTCGATCGTTTCGATCGGTCGCGACCACTCAGCCGCCTGGTGGTGCAGATGCCCGGTGTGCCACTCGCGATACGGGCAGTTGCTCCACGCTGACGGCTGCTCGATCGCCATGAGTTGCGGGAGTTTTTCTTCGCCTTGTGACCGTGGGCGAACCCGAGAAGGTTGCGGCCACAGGTGACGTACTGCCGCCCGGTGTAGGAGCCTGAAACAGAGACGCGACCGTCCCTGCGGAAACGCTCAGACAGGATTCGCTGAAATGCCCATGAGAGCACTTCGTCATGATTGCCGTTGACGACCAGGGCATCAGTCGGGCAATCTCCGCCTGCCCGTTCCACGATTGCCAGAAGCGAATCGCAACCGACCTCGATCATCTTCTGGAGCCTGCCGTCTGTGCTGCCGGCGAGCGGCGTCCCTCCGGTGGTCGTGAGCCCCGGCGTGTCGGCGTGGAACAGGTCGCCGAGGTAGGCGACGAGCAGCACGAGCGGGCTTTTGCGCGCGGCAGCGTTTCAAGCAACTGCGTCGATGCCGCCGTGACGCGAGCCGATGCGATTGCGAGGATCGTAGTTATCGTGGCCCGTTCCTTCGGCCCAACAGTATTTTCCCATGTGAACATCAGCGACTACGAGCACCGCGTAGGACTCGCTCTTCGGCGTCCGCTTCGGCTTCCGCACCGGCGGTCGTGCGATGCCCTTTGCCCCGGAAATCATCGCCTCGACCATCTCGCGAGTCGTCGGACCGCCCTTCGGCTTGAGCCTCACATGGACGCGGTGAAGCTCCGTGACCACCGGTTCGCCCGTGTCTTTGTCCGCCGTGAGTCCTTCCCACTTGGTCGCCTCGCTGGTGGCAATCTCAAATCGCGACATATCGGCTTCGATATGCCGCAGCAGATCCTCCACCGTGCGGATGCGCGTTGAGACGCTCTTCGCCTCCAGCCCTTCGGCGGTCTCCTTTTGGAAACCTCCTCGATGGTCAGGCCCTTGTCGCCGTTGACCTTTGCGGCGATGTCGGCGACTACGCTCTTTCGAGCCATGCGAGCACCACTTGAAATTGGACGTTCGCAATGCCTCTATCTTTGAGCGTCTTGGAAATCGCCTCGGCGGCTGGCTTCTTCCGCTTGCCGAATCTGCCGGAGTTGTAGGCCTCCTTGATTGCTTGCAGCGTGTCGGCGTGCTCCGGCGAGACCCGCTGATACCACGCTTGCGGTTGACGGGCCGCGATGTTGCCGAGCACGTCGTCGATGATGTCAGGCTTGCCCTTCGCCATCAGTCCTCCTCGTCGTCCTTGTGGCGGAATCCCTCGGCGTCGAGCACGCCCGAAAGCGTCTCCGAAACTCGACCACCGCATCCTCCGACAGGTCGGGCCAGCGAGCGTGAATCAGCTCGTGGATCAGGGTATCCAAGAGGTCAACGCCTCGGAGCCGGGCGTCTATGCGGATGCGATGGAGCGTGTAGTTGCAATCGCCGTCAATGCCGCGAAGACGCTGCGACCGCTCAATCTTCCATCGCTGGTCGCCAACGTAGACGGTGCGGCGTTGACGCTTCCTGCGGGGCATATCGCCAGCGTAGAACGGGGGTCAACCGGCGGGCAGGGCGTCAAGCCTACGGCGACCGCCACACGAGGTAGCAGAGGCAGAGGGTTTGCATGATCTCGCACAGAAGGTAGATCGTCTGCTCGTCTTGGAGGGCGTAGTAGAGGGTCACGAGAAAGTGATTGACAGCGAACCAGCCGTGTCTGAATTTTGCCGCCAAGAGTTGTCATTGGCCGCGTTATTGCCAAGCAAATAAATAACGATAGCGTTACCAGACACCCAACCAGCACGTCCAACAATTTCAGCCACGACACTTGTCACGTCTAAAACAAGATCGCCAGAACTGGGGGCCGATGCTGTGGCGCTGGCCGTTGTTTGACTAGAGCCTCTCAACCCTTGTTCGGCGTTGTCTAGGCTCTGCGCCTTTAGCAACGATGCTAAACGCATCCCCTTCTCTTGACGACGTGCCAAACGTCAGCGTAGCGGACACAATAATGCTCGGTTTAGGCGATACAGTCCACGTGGCTGCCGCCATCCTGAGTGGGCTGGGTCTGTAACGTCAACTTTTCCGACAATAAACTGGCTTCCAGTCCCGTCGACAAGGCTGTTAAAATACCCACTCGCTTGCCATCTCCAACTGTTATTTCCTCCGCCCGAAGTCAGCGTAACTGTTTGTGCCTGGATCGGCGTCGCCGTAGCCGTCGTGCTGTAATCCCCAGCCGTAAAGTTCACCGCCGCCACTCGCACCGTGTATGCAGTGCCGTTGGTCAATCCGGACAGCGTGTAACTGGTGCTGGTGCTGCCCGTCAACACATACGCGGCACTGCCGCCGGATGGCGTGTATTCCACTAGGTAGTTGGTGATCGTCCCGTGCGTGGTCGCAGGTGCCGTCCAACTCAGCGACAGTTGAGCGTTGCTAGCAGAGGCCGTGAGACTCGTCGGAGCGACCGGGCCGCGCGGCCACTGGGCAGTAGTTCGCATCGACTGCGCCTCGCGGAGCGTGAAGATGCCGCTGGTGCTAGTGGTTGTCCAATTCGGCAGCGTGCCGACAATGAGTCCTCCGCGTGGCCTACTCATTCCACAACCTCCTCCGGCGGCAGATCGTCAGCCGTGACCGTCGAGGCGGTCCAGCCCGTCTCCTCGCGCACTGCCTCATCCTCGAACCACTGCGCCGGATCGGTGCGCGTCGAGTGATCGGCTAGGCGAACGCGGTGCGGCAGGGCCAGGTGAGCCACTCCGTCGCGGTCGCGGTAGCAGGGGTCGCCGACTTGCATTACGACAACTCCTTCCAATAGGCCGTCACATGGAGGTCGCCGCCCGCACTCGCCACGGCATAAATGCTCTCGGCCTCAGTGAGGCAGATGCCGGAATCTTTGCCGACCGCAATCAGCGTCGCGTCAGCCGGAACCGTGACGGTATGAACCAGCTTTGTCGCCGTACCGGTGTTCGTCGCCGCAGCGTAGAGATTGAGCGTGATGTCGCACGCGTTCGTTCCATCCACGTTCGACACGACGATCGAGTCGATGAGATACGCCTTGCCGCTCGAGGCGGCGTTGCTGACCACCAGCGTCTCGGTCGTGTTGTCCAGACGGACGAACGCATTGTTGACGTAGACATTCGCAGCGGATGCAAGATTCGGATTTGCCATGATGTCACCTACGATAGAGCGAGTACCAAGCCGAGCGACGCGCCGCCGCTGCCAGCAGCGCCGCGAGGCAGAGAGAAGTCTAAGACGACGTTGCTTGAAGTGCCGCTATTCGTGACGGTTGCATTGGAGCCCGCCGCGCCGGTCGTCACTGTGCCAATTGAGATCGTCGCTGGACCTTGAGCGCCTTGCGGCCAGCCGGCCCAGTGATGGCCGAGAGCGCGACGAGGTTGGTCCAGGTGGACCCCCCGACGTAGCCGCCATTGCAGATGCGTCGCGTTCGCCTGCAACTCGACGGCCGCACCGTTTTGCCCGGCAGCACCGGCGGGAATCGGTGAAATTCAGGACAGCCGCGCTTGTGTCGCCGCTATTCGTGACGCTCGCACTGGAGCCAGCCGCACCAGTGGTCGTCGTGCCGACCGTGACGCTTGCGGCAGCGCCGCCCGTGTCGGCGATGAGTTGTGGAAATGTTTCAGAAAGGCCGCCTATATACACACGCAGCCAGACGCCCGAGGATGTTGCGTTGAATGGAACCGTGTAGGTGGTGGTGCCGCCAGACGATGTGGCATTCGTAGCGCCAACGGCGGCCGTGCTTCCAAACTGCGTGGTGATCACGCGCACGTAGGTCGAGGTCGACGAATCGCCAACGAACTGATAAGTCTGCCCGCGAATCAGCCGCAGCGTGTTGACACTCGTGTAGGAGGAGTCGGCGGTGGTCTTGATTTGGAACTGCCGCCGCTGCCGCCTGGGTGGCGAATCGTGTAGACCACCGCCGCAGAGTTGCCGCTTGCGCCAGGTGTCGCCCTGGGCAGCACGAGGTTTAGCGTCTGGCTGGGGGCCGATCCCGTAATCGTCGCTGACGCAGTTGCCCCTCCAGTGACCGTACCGATGGCGAGCGTGTTTGCAGGGCCAGTGCTGCCGGTTGCGCCCGTGTCCCCCGTGTCACCCTTTGGCAGCACGAGGTTCCAGGGTCTGCGACCGGAGCGGAGCCGGTGATCGTCGCTGACGCCGACGCGCCACTTGTCACCGTTCCGATCGAGAGCGTATTGGCCGGTCCCGTTCGCCCTGCGGCCCCGTGATCGAGGTCAGCGGCACCAGGTCATACCAGGTCGATCCGCCGACAACGCGCCACTGAAGATGCGTAGCTGAAGTCTGAAGCTCAATGTTTGCTCCGGTCGCTCCCGTTGCTCCGGTGCTCCCTTGCGGGCCTGGTGATCGCCGAGAGCGCCACCAGGTCGGTCCAGGTCGAACCGCCAACGTAGCGCCACTGGAGATGAGTCGCCGACGCCTGGAACTCGACATCACCGCCGTCATCGCCTTTGTCGCCCTTTGGCAGCACGAGGCTTAGCGTCTGGCTGGGGGCCGTCCCCGTGATCGTGGCTGAGGCCGTTGCGCCGCTCGTCACGGTTCCAATGGAAAGCGTGTTCGCAGGGCCGGCAGCTCCCGTTGCTCCGGCGGCTCCGGTGGCACCCGTGCTGCCCTGCGGCCCAGTGATCGCTGAGAGCGCGATGAGGTCGGTCCAAGTCGATCCGCCGACGAGCCGCCACTGCACATGCGTTGCGGTCGTCTGGAGTTCGACGCTGCTGCCGTTGGTTCCGTTCGTGCCGTTCGTTCCGTTCGTGCCGTTCGTTCCGTTCGTGCCAGCCGCACCCGTGCTGCCCTGCGGCCCAGTGATCGCTGAGAGCGCGATGAGGTCGGTCCACGTTGAGCCGCCGACGAGCCGCCACTGAATATGCGTTGCCGTGGTCTGGAGTTCGACGCTCGCCGCCAGTTGCGCCCGTGGCACCCGTGCTCCCGGTGTCGCCGCGCGGAATCGTCAGCGAGAGCGTCTGATTCGGTGCCGCACCGGTCAGCGTGGCGGAGGCGCTTGACCCAGCCGCCCCCGTGGTGACGGTGCCAATCGAGATCGTCGTCGCTGGGCCAGTGTCGCCCTTGGGGCCGCGATCGCCGACGCTCGTGACGGCCACGCCGATCGTGTCGCCATCGCTTGCGACGTTGACGCCCGGCGAGGATCCGCCGCTGATCGTGACTGTGATGTCATTTCCACCCGGCATGTGCTACCTCAAGGATTGCTGGCCGTCACGTTGCCGCTCAACGCCGTCCTGGTCACACCGCCTGGCGAGACCCAGCGGAGATACCATCGCGTCGTGCCGGTCGGCGAGATCGCGAGCGTTTGCGTCTCCGTCAGGCTGATTTGCACCGTGCTCGAGGTGACGCTATTCACCGTCGCCGTCGTGATCGTGACGGTCGGAACAGCAACCGGAGAGTCGGTTGCAGTCGCACCAAAGCCGCTGTAGACCGCAGCCGTGACTGTGTAGCCGGTTAGGTTGAACGCGGCGAACACGGCCGAAAAGTTCACCTCGTCTCCGCGGCACGATGCGCAAATCGAGATCGCCTGGAATTTGCTGAAACGTAGCCAACGCGGCATCCCGTGGGGTGTGCCGTCAGCCTACGGGCGGGGAGGATTAGGCGGAGGGGGTGGGGATGGTGGAGTCATGTGACTATCGAGAATTGCAGCCGATACTGGTCGCCGGCGTCGCTGGTGGCGCTGACTTCGTCGCCATTACTAAGGGCATTGCACTGTGCGTCGGACAATGAAATTGCAATGCTGGGCGCGATTAGCCTTCTGTAGACCACGCGGTTTCCGGACCAAGCCGGAGAAGCGCTGACGCTTGTGACCGTAATTCCAAACCACGCTTGCATATTCACGGTCAATCGGCCGGCAGCGACGGGCAGGTTTTTCGGCCATTTGGATGAGTTGGCGTTTGTGATCTCTGGGAGCCAAAGGCTGTAGCCGTCGAGCTCCATTCCTTGCTCGCCAGGTAGCGGCAAAGTTGCCGAAATGTTTTGCGCAGACGACTGCTCAACGCCTGTGGTGGCCCATGAATGAACGAGCCGCTTTACCGACATTTGCAGCGAGTGCGTTTCATTAACCACTATGGACGCGGGAGGCTCAATCGCTAGATATGCCTGTTGGCTTTCAAAAGTCCCGGCGCCTGCTCCCGCTCCGTCAAGCCAAGTCAAATAGTCTGGATTGATGATACGTTTTGGAAAGACAGCCTGGGTTGCCACAACGTCTTGAGGCTCTGCAAGCGGCCCAAAATACACGCCGGGCATCAGTTTTCGCTGTTTAATGTGCGGCATTAAATTTAGCACAGTGCCACCCAAGAGCCGCAGCGTAGGGCTAAGCGTCATTTGCCACGACGGACCTAGCCCGGAAGAAATGCTATACCCAAAAATAGGGTAGCCATTCTTCCGTGGTTGCTGCACAAACTCGCCGCTGGTTGCCGTGCATGACAAAAAATCTGCGATCGCCGGCTGCCAATCAAAAGTCAAAGACAGCTTGTGACGAGCCCCGTCAACGCCAAGCGACTTTCCGTAACGGATGATATTTCGCTCGTGCCAGGTCGGACCATTGGCCGCCCTGAACAAAGCCCGGTCATGTTTGTCGGGACGATCTGGTTGCGATGCGTTGGCGTAAACGTCGAGAAAGCCTCGCGGGTGTGCGTATACAGGCGGATCGTACAGCCATCTCGGCACCTCGCCGTAATGTCCGGCGTGCAACGATAGGTATTGAGGCCGCGCCGTAATAGATGCCATTGTCACCGGGGCAACCGAGCCATTGAGGCCGGTCGCGTTCAGCGGAACAATAACGTCGGTGTGATTGTCGCCAATCACCCGAATCATCCTGCCGCCCATCGCTGGCCCGCGCATGAACGACTTATTCACGCGCGGCTGAACGTCTACCCGGCTCGTGTCAAACTCCAGCGAAACGCCGTTGCACAACTCAAGCTCTGATGCGGCGGCTTCGCCTCCACCAAAGACAAAATCAGACGGCACCGTGATCGGCAGAGGGAACGTCATGCCTCCATACGAAACCATGCAGCATATTCGCCGGTCATTCGTCGAGCTTTGAATGTCATACGGCATAAGGCCGACTTGCACGCTGCACGAAGTGGCCCGCACATCATCGGGAGTAAAAATCGCAGGCTCGCGGCTGAACACCTCATGCTGGGTGACGTTTCCATAGCCCGCAGTGATGCGAAAAGGCCCGGTAATGAAATTGAATGTCGGGTGTTCTTTGGCGGCATATCTGTCGAGCCAGTTGGAAAGATTTCCGCCGACATAGTTGTTGAGCCAGCCTGGAAGAATGGTGTCGTGAGCCGAATAGATGTAGTCCGACGACTCTACAAACGTCGCGTCTGCGCCGCTGCTCAAGACAAACGGCAGGCTCCCCCTTGTGACGCTGTCGCCAGGAATGTTTGGTGGCGTTTGCACGACCTCAACTCTGACCCAAGCCCCGCCCGCTAAATCGCTGCTGCTGGCGAGCGTCGTGAGAGTTACCACGCCGTCCATGTACGTCAACGAGTTGCCAGGCCAGATGTTTCCGCCGCGCGTAAAGCCGAACGAGGCGCTCAAGAGGACGCCTGGAATACCGCAGCCGCAGAGGTCGGTTTCAGTGATGGCCTGAAAAGATCCCGTTGGCGTTCGCATGTCTTGCACGACGCCCGTCGTCCCAGTTGGACCCGTTGCGCCAACTAGCCGAGATTTCCTCCACGGTTCGCGCCCAATTTCGGGGTCGATGGGAGAATCTTCGGCTACGGTGCATCCGCTCATATCCGGATCACTGCGTAATAGACGTTGGACAGCGTATCGTCGAGCGACTCTGGCTCTTCGATGCCTTCGCTAGTTTGCCGTTGCGAGGAAAACGGCTTGATGTTTGTCCAGCTCACGAGTTGACCGAATCCGCAGTCAGAATCTTCCGCAATGCCGCGCAGGTTCAATTCGTTATCTGTTGCGTAGCGAATGACCGCAGGACGGACGCGAGGTAAAAACCCGCCTGGATTTTTGCGCACCATCGCAAGGCACGTTCCATGCGTCACTAAGCGAACAGGGTAACTTTCAAATACGTTTTTATTTAGCGTGCCACCATAAATAACAGAAAACCGCGACGAAACGGTTTTTTTCGCTCAATAAACGGCACGGGAGCAAACAGTTGGCAACCATCCTCAACCTGCTCCGTCCACGGTGGCTCTCGCTGGTTCGATCGGCCGTCGTTTAGAAAAAGACCGCCATAATTAAGTGATCCATCCGAACTATCGACAATCATTCCCACCCGTGGCAGCCTGACGGGAGTAAAACGATGGTTTCGCAGAAAGCTGTAGAAATACAGGCGCGTATGCGATGCCGGTCCGGCCTGCGGCCACAAACCCCGTCCCCGCCCCGAGCACGCGATCCGCTGCTTCCTGCGCAGGTTCCACGCCCTGCGCCGAGATAGCCGACGAGAGCTTCTGCCCTGGCTCGATGCGTCCGTCGTTACGGGCCATCAGGAAGCCTTTGCGTCGCAGATGGAGAAGGCTGCTTCAGGTTCTTGTGATGTGGCAGCAATGTCTATCGACAAAAGGCCGCTGAGAACCGTCGTGCCACCATGAGCCACATTCAGGTTGTATTGGCGTGGAGAGCCGCCGATTATGTAGTCAACCGTGTTGCCGTCAAAAGTCGCCCCGAATGGGATCGTGACTTTGATGGTCTTTCCTGAAACGGAAACGGCCAGATTGGTGGCAGGAATTGCAACGGGATTAGTCAATGACACATCAGGAAGCTCGCCAATCAGCGTGTATTGATACAAAAAACTACCGCGTCCAAATGGAATACCGTAGTACTGAAGAACGGCCGTCGGCAACGAAAAAATCGGCTGCGCCGTAGCTGTGATTGCCCCTGTGAAATTCGAGTTGCACGCCTCCATCGTCAGCGTGTCAGCTGCGAGCCTCGGTAATCGTTATGTCAAACCGCTTGCTCATCGCGTCACCTTAGAACGTGCCTATGCCGAGGCTGCCAAAGTTGCCGTCTTGGTAGACCTTGGAAACGTAGACCGCCTTCGGCTTTTGCAGGAGCGAGCCGCCGCTGACGCTCGGCTCGTATCGCACCCAAAGGTAGTGCCAGCCTTTTTTCTCGATGCCGCCAATCGAGCCGATTGTGATGCCCGTCTGGTTCTTATTTGCGGAGAACTTGAACGACAGGGTCCACGGGCCGTTGCCTTCCTCCTGGTCCCATTCCTGCGATCCTGATGCACCAAGGAACAGCACCTCGCCAGCCTCGAACTGCCGGAATGAGCCGTTGTTCACAGTTCCCGTGAGTGCTGCCACGTTTCGAATATACGCGCTTGTGACGTAGGTGCTTTTTACGTCATACGTTTCCGTCCAAGTGAGCGCGGGCACGACGACATCGACGCCTTGCACGCCGTTGTCGTCCACGCCAATCGCACCGCTCATGTTGGTGGCGGTCGGAGGGTAGCGGTACTCAAAATCGAGCGTGTTGTCCGAGCCGACGCTATACGCCTGCGTGATGTGGGACATCCCGCCGCTCGTGTCGAACGATCGCGACCGCCGCATCGGGTCTGGCTCTTGCGCGTCAGCCCCGACCTTCTCGTATTGAATCTCGACGTGCCATGCGTCATCGCCAAGGTAGTCGACCGAATACGCTTCCGCCTGAAGCTGCACGCTGGTGCCTGGATACTGCCAAAACCGGAGCGTGCTGGAAATCCGCTGGTTACAGTCCGAGTGCACGCCACATCGTCTGTGTGGCCAAAGACCTTGTACGACCGCGTCATCGTGGACGTGGCCCGCTTGCCGAGACGGTAGATTGTCGCGGAGCGAGAGGCGTTGTCTTCGACCCAAGTTGCCATTAGGCGGCTACCTCCCCGGCTCCATTGCGTGCCATTCCTTCCGTGGCCTCGGCCGTCCGCTTGCCGTAGTCGACCACCTTCTGCATGAGGCTGCTGCCAAGCCCCATGCCACCAAGTGCGACCGACGAGAACGTCCCCGCGACTTCGGCTTGGCTTGGTCCGCCAACGCCTGCGCCGCCACGCCTTGCTCAGCCTTCTTCGCCGGGTCGATGGTTGCACCCTCGCCCATAAGCCGCTCGGTGGCCGAGTCCAGAGCCCCGACGAGTTTGCCTTCCTGCTCGCTGGTCAGTCGACCCATCGCCTTGAGCGTGTGGAACTCGTCAGCCAGTTCGCGGAGCCCGTCAATGGAGCCGACGCTGGCAATATTGCTGCCAAGGTCGTCTGCCTGCTGACCACGGGCTCGCGTCTCGGCCTGCCCTCTTACAAGGTCGTTTAGCGTGGCCTCGGCCCCAAGCGTGGCGGCACGGCGTTCCTCCGCCAAACGAGCGTTCTCGTCGAATCTGCCTTGCGCGGTGGCGTCGGCACCAGCCCGCATGGCATCGACGCGAGCCTGCGATTCCTTCGCGGCAGCGTCGTTTTCGGCGGCAGCCGTCGCCATGCGACCAGCGACGCCCGGACGTGCTGATTCGCGTTCGCGGGCACGAGCCGTCATTTGGCTGTCGACCTTCTCGTTTTCAGCCTTGAGGTCGAAGCCTTTTTTGAAGAACGACTGGATGTAGTTCCACGACTTGAGGATCCCGGCTTCGAGCGTGTCCCACGAGGCGAGCACGCCGTTGATGATGTTGTCAAAGGCACCAGTGAGGGCCGCCCCGATCGTGTTGGCCGTGGCCGAAAGTCCCGTCCACATCTGCTCCCAGACGACGGCGATCTCCGTACCGGCGTATGTAAACACATTCTGGAACGTCGCGATCCACGGGTCGACGTAGCTCATTAGAGCCTCAACGCCACGCAGCCAGCCGGCGGTCAGCCCAGCCCAGAGAACGTCCATCGCGCCAGCCAAGTCGCCGGCACTGATCGCAGCGTAGATGCCGTTGAAGGTGGTCGTGGCCGTTGTGGCGAGATCGGAGAGGACGACCATGCCGTCAGCCGCCGCTTGGTTGAGACCGCCGCCGATTGCGTCGGCGATGCCAGAGAACCCGCCCGCCGCATATATCGCAGCGGCACCAGCAGCCCCGAGAAGGCCAAGCAGGATGAGCAGCGGAGCGTTCGCGGCGACCCAGGCTGCATTGCTGGCGACCGCAGAGGCGACGGATTGCATTGAGAACGCCAGCACGCCAGCAATCGCCTTATAGAACGACATGCCCACCAGTGACGCAAGGCTCGCTACTGCGCTCAGCGGAGCGGCGACAACGCTAGCGGCCTTGAGGATTCCGCCAAACCCAAAGCTCGCCACCTGAAGCGACAGACCCAGCCCCGTGAACGCTCCGCCGATAGCAACCGCCGCCACTCCGAACTTGGCGATTGTCGCGACCGTCTCTTTGTTCTTGGTGGCAAAATCGGTCAAGCCGTTGATGAGTCCCGTGATCGGAGTTGCGAGAGACATCAAGGCCGGGCCAACGGCGTCTGAAATAGCGATGGCGAAACGCTCAAGTGCCGCAAAGATGCTTGCAGCCGCCCCAGCCAGCCCGCCCATCATAGTTTTGAACTTATCGCCAACCGACATCGCCCCGCCCATCGCGGCGGTCATCTTGTTGAAGCCATCAACGCCCGTGCTGGTCAGGATCGCAGCAGCACGAATGGCGTCTGAGCCGAAGATTTGCCGGAAGATGTCGTCCTTCGCCGCCTGGTCGAGTCCGCCGAGGCCGCCGTTGAGTGTGCCGATGATGTCCACCAGCGGCTTCATGGATCCATCGGCGTTGCGGAAGCTCTGCACCGACAGGCCAATAGAGGCCAGCGGCGCCGACCGCCTCGTCCGCCGGGGCCATGAGCCGCAGGAGCATCGTCTTGAGCGAAGTGCCGGCGTCACTGCCCTTCACGCCAGCGTTGGCAAGGATCGCCAGTGCGGCCGACGTGCTGCCGATTGACTGATTCGCCAGAGCGGCGACAGCCGACACCTGCGCGAACGCCTGCGACAGACCCTCAATTGAAGTGCTCGAGGCGTCCGCTGCCGAGGAGATCGCATTGGCCGCAACGTCAGCCGTCACGCCAAAGACCTTCATGGCGTCGGCCATCACAACGCCGGCCTCTGCCACGTCCATCTGGCCGACTGTCGCAAACTCAATCGCCGCCTTGCCTGCCCCGCCTAGCACCTGCTCAACGCTCATGCCAGCCTTGAGTAGTTCAACGAATGAGTTGGCGATCTGCGTCGGCCCGACGCCCATCGCCTGCGACATCTGCATGGATGCCGCCTTGAGCCGGTCGAGCTCCTGGGCCGTCGCCCCGGTTGACGCCTGAATATTCAACAGCGTCTGACTGATACGCTGTCCCCTGTCGCACCGCAGCGGCAAACGGCGCGAGCGTAGCCACGCCGATGCCGCCGATCTTCGCCCCAGCAGCCGGCGATCGACTTCCCCATGTCGCCCATCGCCTTGTTGACCTTTGTCAACGCAGCGAAGAACTTGCGCGGGTCTGCCCGATCTCGACAAATACGCCGCCGCCTTTGATTGCTCCAGCGCTACTCATGCGTATTCGGCCCAATCTTTGCCGAAGAGCCGCTCAAGATCTTCCGGCGTGGCCTGCCGTGCCTTGGGCTTCGTCTTCTTGGCGAACGGGTTGAACTTTTTAGGGTCTGCCTTGGGAGAGTGTTTGTCTCGGTGGATGTTGGCTTGTTGGGCGATGAGGTTGGCGGTGTGCCACCACTGATGCTCTAGGCGGCTGTCTCCAGCGGCGATGAGTTGTCGGAGGGTCCACTTGCCGGGGTGGACTCCAAGGATTCCGGCGGCTTCCCAGATGGTGTCCCAGACTGTGCGATCAGCGTCTCCTGCGCTCGCCGCTTCCAGACCCGCCTCCGCCTTGCCGAGCATCTCGTTCGCCACTTCGTCCATCTTGGCGGCGAGAAGCCCGATCATCTTGCGGAGGCCGCGGCGGGAAAAAATCGACAAGCTCGGCCTCCAACGGCTTTGACGCCGGCGTCGAGAGCATCGCCCCGCAGCCCTTCAAGGAAGGATTCCTTGTCGAGCCCCTCCGCGACCTGTTTTACAAGGGATTCGCGTAGAGCACCTCGCCGATCTTGGCGTACCGCGTGCGGAGCACTTGGAACGTCTGGGAGATCGAGGCGGCGTCGACCAGGTCAAACGGCACCGTCCGCCTGGTGCCGTCCTCGTCGGTGCACGTCGACCGACACCATGTCTTTGACGCGGACGCGCCGACGCTACGGTCAACGCCAGACGCCACGGGCGGCCCTCGTCATCCTTGAACTCTCGCATTGGCTACCTCAATCCTTGGCGGGTCATTTTGCACTCAACTGTGAACGTAGCGACCCCGTCAACGGAAAAGGTTTCCGAGATGCCTGTCACGACCGCCGGGAACGACCAATTGCCAGAGCCGCCAGACACGGTTATCGACCAGCCGTCTTCAATGTGGCTGAAGCTGATGTCGCTCGAGTCGTTCAATTCAACGCTCACGGTCGCTTCGTAGCCGGTGTTGTAAACCTCGACCAGACGCGACCCGAACGCCTCAATGTCGATCGTGCGGGCTGTCTCCGTAAGGGTGACGCTCCGGCGTGGCGATGTTGTCGCCGACCGAGATCGAGCAGTCCTTCCCCAGCGTGATCGCCACGGGTCAGGTTCCGCCCTTGACCGTGATCGTGTAGGTCACAGCGCCGTCGACGTTGATGTTCTCTGTGACGCTCGTGACGGTGGCCCCGTTATCGGCGTTGGCGTCCAGCAGGTCGGTCATCGCCGCGCCGGGATTGTGGCACTCGATCTCCCAGGTGACAGCCTTGAAGCCAGCTTGCGACACCTTGTAGCCGCCGCTTGTGTTTGAGCGGTTCGAGACATCGACCGCCTCCGACTCGACGGTCTTCGTGACGTTGATGATGTTGCTGCCGTAAGGCGCGGAAAGCGTGCCGCTGCGGCCGAGGGTGACTGCCATGTGTTTAGGCTCCTAGTGATCAAGAGGGGGCGCGGGTGGCCGAAACTGTGTAGGTGACGATGCCGTCGATCGGCTCGGCTTGGGCGACGCTCGTGACGATGTACGATGCGTTTCCGGTTGTGGTGCCGCCGATCGTGATCGTTGCGGCCGGCCTCACAGCCAGGGGCGTCGATGCACTCGATCTCGATGGTCTGCTCGGCCAGACCCTTTGAAAACCGACGATGCGTCAGCCCGCCGAGCGTCGTGGTGTCGATTTCGCTGGCGGACGACGTGACGGTGCAACTGCGAGCTCCGGTGACGCCCGTGAGCGTCACGTCTTTGCCGAGGAGAACGGTGGTCGAGCCTGGCATTTCTGCCTCCTGTGTGTGCGATGTCGCCCGCGTGGGGCGATACGCTCGAACTCAGGAGTGGCAGGGCGGCGACCGTAGGGGGTCTAGCCTGCCCGGCGCAGCATATTGCGGAACTTCACGTTTGCCTTGGCGACCGCCTTCTGCACTCCGGCTGCCCCCTGCATGAACGGGCGAGCCGGGTAGCGTGCCATCTTCGTGATGGTGGTCCGCTCCCAGTTGCGGGAGTGCTTCATCCGCTTGTTGGCCCAGATCGAGAGCGCCGTATTCGTACTGGTTCTTTTGCGGCAGGGCTGTCGTCCATCGCCCCTTGGCGTCTCGGCCCTGCCTGCCGTTTCCGCGCTTCCGCAGCCAGGCAGTTCGTGCCGCCCCGACGCCGATTCGGTAGGCGGTCAACTGAAGCGTTCCGCCGAATTCGTGGAGCCTTGAAAGCCACGGCGTCCTCTGGGTGCCGATCACGACGGTCGGCATCCCGAACATTCCGCGATTCATCGTGTCCACGACGCTGTAGTAGAGCCACCGCTTCGGAGCCCACGATTTCGCTGGCTTCCCAGGCGAACGAGGCTTGCCGCTCGATAGCATCGTCAGGTCGCGGTAGAGACCGCCCTGGAATTCCACGACGGCCCCGGAGCCGACAGACTCGTTTCCTGCCTTGGTCTGCTTTGGAGCCGCGTTTCCGATGCCCTTCTTCGCCGCCTGCTTCACGGCGTACCCGGCGTTGTAGAGCGACCGATAGGTCATGTCGTCGACCATGCCGCGAATCTTCACGCGGTCAAAGAATGTGCCGCGAACCTTCACGCGGAAGGCGAGTTCTGCCCGGCTGCCGGCCGACAACTCACGGCGGTTGCCGCCGATCATGCCGGGGCGGATAAACGCTCGGCTTGCCCTAGCCATGACTCACTCCACCGGGAGATTGTCGCTCTCGAGCACCCGGTAGCTTGCCGTGATGACCGCTCGCCAGACGTTGCGGTCGTTTAGCGCGTCGTCTGGGTTGATGTCGATGCTTGAAGTTTGCGGGCTCGTGACGCCAGCCGGCCAATCGTTTTTGTCGATCCATTCGTGCGCCGGATCTGGAGCAGCACCTCGCCGGCCAGGTCGATCATCTGGTCGACCTCCTCGTCGGTCGAGACGTGGCGACCGATAAAGACGTTGGCTGTGTAGTCGATCTGGCTTTCGCGACGGCCGATGCGCTGTACGTCAGCGTCGCCTGGGGTAACGTAAATCACGGGGTTCGCCATGCCCTCGATATCGACAGTGACCCAGTTCTTTCGCTCGATCGTGATCGGCGAAAGTTCCCACGACACGGTATTGAGGCTGGCTGCAAGAGCGTCTGCAATTTCGCGAAGGTAGGACGGCATTGGCCTGCTCGGGAACCGCGGGTGGATTCCCTATCAGAATGGCACGGCCAGCGGTCGCGAGTGAGGGGTGGCGGCCGTCTCTCGCCGCTATAGCGCACTTTAGGCGGGCGGCTCTGGCAACGGCATCCAGTGCGTGATGCTTTTCAGGAAGTTCATGCGTTGAAAAGCGGCAGAGCCGTCGAGAACGAATTTCTTTTTGGTATCTGGCCTGTAAGAGCCGCCCCAAACAACGCCACCATGCACGACAACCAGGACTCGCATTCTCTGTTCTGGCAGTCGCTCACTGACCCGAACCCAATGGAGTTCCATGTCTCTCCCTTCGCTCAAGAGCGTCACCGATCATATTTGAAACTCAGCGCGAAACGCCGTTTTCCCAATACGGAAAGGGCGTCCCTCTCTGATTTCAAGAGCGCACCGGCGGCTCGGGCCGCGGCATCCAATGCGTAGCATCTACGTCATCGTCGCCGACAATCCATTGACTGCCCCAGTTCAGTTCCGTCGTGAACCAGCCTTTGTCCACTGCCCTTCCGCCTTCGGGCGTGTTGTAGCAGACCAAGACATCTACTATCTGTTCTGGCAGCCGCTCGCTCACGCTGATCCATTTGCTCATTTCTGCCCAGTTTTGTCAGTAGCCTCTTTGAGCCATTCGGCGTCTGGCTCATTGAAGTCACGCACCTGAAACGCACCCTGACCGTCCTCGTGAGAGATCGACATTCCGTGCTTTCGACACACCTCCACCACCTCCGCGAGAAACGCATCAACGGCAGCGTTTTCCGCCTCGCCGACGTATTGTAAGGCCAATCGCCTTGATACTTCGCTCTCAACATCGTGACCTCAGTGGCATAACCACGCGATGCAGCGGACCCGCGATGCCGTCTGCCGGAATGGTAAGTCAGCGGTCGCGGGCCGCTGATCGCTGGCGTTATCTGGCTTCGTCCTTGCGCTTCCGCAGTTCTTCCTGTAGCCGCTCAAACTCTTCTGGCGTCATCGGGCAATTAGGGCATGTGGTGATCGGTTTGGGCTGGCCCGGCCCCATCGACTGCCACTCAGTGCCGCACCCGCTGCACACCGTAATGATTGGCTTGTGAACCTCATGCTTGACCGCACGCCCGCAGCCAGCGTTGACGAGCGGCAGCGGCAAACGAAAGCAGCAACCCCAGATAACCAGCGGATGAAGCGGACATCGCATCTACCTCCTGTGTGATTGTTAATCCGTGCGGCGATGCCGCTTATCCTGTCGTTCTCAGCCTAGTCGTTCAAGCAACGCCCGAAGCGTGTCGGCGTGTTTCGCAAAAACTGGCTTACCATCCATCGTGATCTTCCGCATTGTCATCGCAAGCAGACAAAACTTGCTCCACGAGGTAGCGGATGGCCTCTTTCAACCGCTCGTTCTCTGCCCGCAAATCGTAGACCTCCTGCGGCGTCCAGTCGGCATCGCAACCGCACTCCGATTCGGAGTGAGCAGCACACGTGCATCCTTTGCCGTCAGCCATGTTCTCTCCACGCCTTCAGTAGCGTCACGTTATCCGAGCGCGATAATCCCGGCGTCGTGTTTTTCGCCGCAGGCAGACGCGATTCTGCGAAGCGCTATCACGCACTGGTTCCATTTCCGGCGAGTTATCACGTTCAGCAGAAACATTGGTTCTCAGCCCAATCGTTCCAGCAGCCCCGAAGGACTGCCGCCACGATAGCGTCATCGTTCGTAAGGTCGCCGCCGTCTGGTCGCTCCCAATATGCCAGAGCATCCGTAATCGCTTCCCGCTCGGCGTAGGTGAGCGACGGCCGCTTGACCACAAGCCCAAGCGAAAACAACGCGGTGACGATGTTGAGCGGATGGTACAGGGACGCGAATTGCCGTCGCACCACTCCTCGGCTTGCTTGCTCAGTCGAAGACGCTCCGAAAACAATGGCGATGCGTCACCGTGAGAACCAGCCGATGCAACGGACGGCCCTGCGTCGTCATGTGTCATGGTGAGTCCTCCTGTGGCCGCCGTTGATCTTCCGTGTTCTCAGCCTAGCCTCTCCAACAGTGAGCCGAGCGTGGCCGCGATCCGCTCGCAGTCGGCGTCCCCATTGTTCGATTCGTAGGCGTCAGCCGCCTCGCGTACCGCCAGCCGCTCATCGTCGGTCAGCCGACCCCACCGACGCAGGCGTTCAATCTCGGCTGCCGCCTCATGGCACGCCCAGTAATGATCCTCGTCGTCGGTGCCGATCATGTCGGCTCGCGTCTGCCGCAGGCGTGTTACAAGGTCGCTAACCATTTTCCACGTTCCGGAATCAGGAATGGCGATCCCGGCGGGTTCGCGGCACCGGTTTATCTGTCCGGTCGCTGCCCGCCGAGATCGCTGGGCAACATTGTACCGCTTGGTCTAGCGGGCGCAATGACGTTTTGTGCCCGGTTTGCTGGCCGTTACGAAACCTCTGCCGGAAGGGTTGCGAATCATAGGTTCCGTAACAGGCTGGCCGGTTGTTTGGCCGGTATCGCATTTTGCGATTATTGCCTGCCACGCAATCAGCCAGAAATACAATGTCACGGTACTTGCGCCGAACTACCTAGCCTTCGCTCTTTTGTGGGTGTTGCGGCATTCGCTACGGCGCGACCGGCCACGGAATCGGCCCCTCGCCGCTGTAGTTCTGCGGCAGGTCGCGGAAGCGCCTGTCGGTAGGTCGCCCATGCGGCACGCTGCTCAGCCGTGAGCGGCGAGTCGGCGGCTTGCGTCCAGTCGGTGAGGCCCATGCGAGCAGATCCGCGGATGTGCCGAAGGTAGGCGAGCCGATCACCTTCTGGTGCCGGGCTTGCAACCAGTGCGGCCAGGAGTTTGACGACCAGTTTCGGCGGGGCAGGCTCCACCGCATAGCCAGTCGGCCCACCTGCCACCGTTGCCGCCGCTGGCGACGCCGAGAGCGTACAGGTCATCCCATTCAATCGGCGGCGTTCTCATTGTGCAGTAACCCAGATGTGCCGCGACACGCGAAAAACCGCTGACGATCCACTTGTATTGCCGTTCGTTGCCTCAATGTTGATTCCTGAGCCGCTAGTGGCGTTGAGCAGGTCTGTTGTCGGCCCTCCGGAGGTTGTGTATGCGGTGTCGTTCACCCAACATGTGACGTTTCCGGCACCGTCGCTAGTCAGCAGGATGTCGTAGAACGGCGCGCACGCGATGTTTAGTCCTGTGTCTGTGCTGGTCAGCGTCGTTCCGTTGCTGCGCAGAATCCACAGCCTCCCATTCGTATTGGCTATGTTGCCGCGAATTTCAATGCCGATACCATGCTGATCAAGCGTCCCGAGAGATGTCACGAGCTTCTTTCCAAACTGCACGCGAGCAATCCCGGTCGTTGGAAAAACCGGCCCGCACGCCACACGAAACGAGAACGCAAGTGGCTTCGTCCATGTCCAGTTGTTAGAGGCACTGCCAGCGTTCTGCCCAGAAGGCGTGTAATACTGAGACGCGTCAAAGCTCCAACCGCGATACACCGCAGTAGCGTTGGCCGTACTAAAGCTATTGTTTGGTGTGAGAAGAATAATATCGACAGTCACGATTCCAGTAGAAGCGCTAACAGTAATGTCGCGCTGATTTTCCGGCAGATTGACGAGCTTCCAGTTCTTCAATTGCCGGACGACGCTGTACGGAGTCGCAAGGACGTTGTCGGTTCCGTTCAGGCTTTGCGTGAGCGTTGGAAGCGGCAACCTGGCCGCAGCGACGGTGCCGCTCGTCAGGTCACTTGCGCTATGCGTATGAGAGAGCGGCGTTCGGGCGTCCGACAGCCGGGCGTCGTTCCCGACGCAAGCCGTGCTGCTGCTAGAGCCGTAGGACACGGACACCGTGCCACCTGCCACAGACAGGCCCGTGCCGACGATCACGCCGCCGAGCGTCGAAGTGGTCGCATTGGGGAGGGTGTATCCCGCGGAAGCCGAGATGACACCGTTGCCGTCAATGCTGATTCCCGAGCCGATTTTGACGCCGCCCAAAACGGACGCGGTGGCGGTCGGCAGCGTGTACGCGGACGGGATCGAAGGCTTGTTGGTCAGGTCGTCGTACTCGCCGCTGATTGCCACCGGTCGCAAGGCGCGCTCCCCAGCAAGTCCGTCATGCACTTGTCTGGGTTGTCGTCGCTCTGCGTGGAAAACTTCCAGTAGCCCGCATTGGTGCTGCCGCCCTCGTAGCGGCCCGCCTTGATCCATTCGCTCTCAGTCGGCAGGCGGTATTGCGCGCCCGCGTTGGCAAGAAGCACGATGTTCGTCGCGCTGATTCGTGTACGCCCCGTCTTCGGTGGAGCAATACGTAACTGAACGAAAAA